TTAGTAGTTTGTCCGGTTTCATTTTGCAAAGATAATACTATACTCCGACATTCCCATCTGCCCACCGTGAAAATCCGCTGACCCGAAATTACTCCATTTCCAGCTCATCCTTTTGAAAGTAGATAAGCATAGACGGCATTAGAGAGTAAACCTATTTCTTGCCTCCTCGGAGTTTCTTTTGCTCGGCTTCGAATGCTTCAAGGAAATGAATTTCGACCGGGGAGAGTTGATATTGGGTGCGTTCACGGAATTTGTCGTATTCCTCATTGGCTTTGAGTTTGGCAACTTCGGCTGATACACTTCCGGCATGATTCAGCAGCTCCTTACCTGACAGCTTCAGGAAATCGTCGAGCTTCTGAATCCAGTCTTTCATATACATCGGAACGTGGCTCTTAGCTTGCAGTTCGGCGAAGTCGAGATATAGGTTGACAATGCGGTTGAGCATGTCGACCTCCTCTTCAGAGAGATAATTCTTCGCAATCTCAGCCTCATGTTTGGTCGGCATGGCTCCTCGCCACGTGGTCAGACCCATGAAATCTTTTTCGGCATTGGCCCGGTCATAGATAACTTCGGCTGCAGTATGCCCGTGGGCTGCAAAGTGCATCTTGTTCTGAACCGTCTTGAAGAACTGTTGGGTAATGGAAGTGCGAGGGTCATAGTCTATGCTGAGAGCGTAAATTTCAAGCACCTTGCGATAGAACACCTTCTCAGAGCTGCGGATGTCGCGGATTCTCGCTAGCAGTTCATCAAAGTAATTCCCTTGTCCGGCATTTTTCAGCAAATCATCATTCAGGGCAAATCCCTTGATCATATACTCCTTTAGCACCTGAGTAGCCCACTGACGGAACTGCACCCCCCGATGCGAATTGACGCGATACCCAACGCTGATAATCATGTCGAGGTTATAAAAAGCAATGTTGCGCTCAACCTTTCGATTGCCCTCGCTTTGAACAGTTGCAAAAAATGCAACTGTTCGATTTTGCTCTAACTCACCACTTTCATAGATATTCTTTATATGTCTTGAAATGGTTGACTTGTTACGCTGAAACAGCTCTGCCATCTGGTCGGCAGTAAGCCACACAGATTCATTCGCAAGCCGAACCTCAATCTTCGTCTCGCCACCCTGCGTCTGAAATAATATAATCTGTCCGTTATCCATATCACATTATTATAAAATCGCATCAATAATAATTATTGTACTTATTTTACGTTAATTCTCACTGGTGTATCTGCAAGATTAATCGTATTACTATTGAAGGCATATAATTGTGATTTAGTTATTAATAGCCCTGGCATTACAGCGTTTATAGATTCTGTAATTTGATTATATAATACATCGTTTGCACGAGGGTCAATACGTATTTCTTCTATAAAATCAGAAAGTTCTATATCCATGAATATTGAGTCTTCTTGTTCTCCTATATCTTCAAGCCCAGCATTCCAATCTGACTTAGTGATAATGAATCTAACTTCATTTTCATGCTCGAATTCTTTGCGTTTAACAAATAAAGAATCACCGCAAAGGCCCCAATATTCAAAATCGTTGAGACTAAAAGCTTCTTTGATGCTCTGTTCAATTTCAGACTGTGACTTATAGATTACGCGCCCAAAATAAGGAATGAATGTGTACAGAACGTGTCTATTCTGTATTATTGTCATCCCTCGGATCTGATTCATTACTTTCATCATTTTCCCAAATGTAGTTTTGATTTGGACTGATTCTTTATCTGGGGAATAGATACGCCACATTGCATCAGTATCTTTATTAATACTCCAACATTGTCCAAAAGAAAACCTTCCAAGACGCTTCAAAAGACCATTTAAGTTAAGACCATTCTTATAAACATTTTGTTTATACATGAATAATTCGTAGGGGTCTTCCCAATGATCCCAGATATTACCAAATCTTAATTTTTTGTTCTGCAATATTGAAATGGCATATTTTAGAGGTAAAATTTGGTAGATAGGAGTATCTTTAAACGACTCATATTCATCATGGAGCACGTTTTTTATCGGCTCAAGTTCTTTTTCGTTATAAAATGACATATAGTATTCTTAATTATTGTATTAATCTCTTTTTGATAAAAGTTTTTATACTAATTGATTGATTTTAAGCGTTTGTTATATCAAATACCCCTCATTAAAAAATGCAAAAATGCACAAGTTGAATCAGCGGTTAATTCTCCTTCATCGTATATTCTTTTGATATGCCGCTGTATGGTTGAGCGAGCGCGCTGAAACAGCTCTGCCATCTGGTCGGTTGTGAGCCACACAGTCTCATTCGAAAGCCGAACCTCAATCTTCGTCTCGCCACCCTGCGTCTGAAAAAGTATTATCTGCCCACTATCCACTATTTGAGTTTTGCTTGTTTAAGGATATAGTTGAACGAGTAGGCACGGTCAACGAGAGTGTGCGGGATAATGATGTAGTGCCATGGTTTGCCGCCATTTTGGGTGGTAAATTCCGTGGCGCGACGGCAGAACTCGCGGGCGGCTTCGGCCTTGGCTTGCACGTCCGGGTCATTGACATCTTTCTCGGCCTTGGTTTCACACATATAGATAGCGTCGGCGGTTTCCACAATGAAGTCAGGCTCGTACTTCTTCGCTCCGCTCGACCAATATATGTTGAACTGATTCGGCACGGGACGAATCCATTTGAGGACTTCGTTGTTTGTTTCGAGTATGAAAGCGAAATCAAGCTCGGTTGAACTGTCGAAACGATATTTCGTATAGTAGGATTTTTTGAAGCCTACATATACAAATTTCACAACCGCGGATTTTTGAGCAGGTACCGGCTCGTGAAAATCCAGTGTACCCCAGTTGTTGATAATAATGCTTTGGTCGAGGATTTTAGAGAACGGAAGCACTTTATTGATTTTGAACTCTCCCGGGATAATGCGGTAGTGTTCCTTCATCTGCTTATAAATGTTGTCTGCAAGGCTCTGCTTGAAGGCATGAACACGCTCGTTCAAATCATCTTCTGTAATGCCGGGAGCATTGTTGCGGATAGCATCGACAGCCTGTCCGACGAGTTTATAAAGCAAGTCGGAAACTTCGTCATAATCCACATCGTCGAAGTCAATCAGCGAAGTAATGAGCTGTTCAACGGCAGGTCGTTTAGAGCTGCCTGACTTACCGGCGATAACCTCGAAGTCAGTAGAATCATGCAGACCTTGACGGATAATTTCGCGATGCAGTTCATCGAGATTATAACCGTCTGAGGTATCAAGGTCGAAATCCTCAAAGATAGCCTTGACGTTCTGCTGTTCAACAACGATGCGCGGTATCTTGATAACATTATTCTTGTAGTCCTCGACTACAATATTGATAACTTCATCGACCTGTGCAATTTGCTCGGCGGCATCTTGTTCAGCAAAAAGGCTATCTTTCACACTTTCCTTTATAGTTGCAATAGCTTTTTCGCGGAGTTTCTGCTTGACCTCTTTCTTTTGGAGGTCGCCAAAAGAAGCTACGCCTTCGGCAGCGATGTTGGAGATTGCAGATTCAACTGCTTTGCCAACCTGGGTAACATACTGCTTTGATTTTTCGCTGATTTCACCCTTGACCTTTTCGATTTGCTTCTGAATCTTCTGCTCGGTAGAGGTCGGAGTGGTTTCCACTCGACCGCCCTGGTCGCGCTCGTCACGGTCTTCAAGCTCGATAAACGAAACTCGTTTGAGAAGCGAATTGCCCTTGTTGGCCTCGTCGATTACTTTCTGGAAATTATCGTGAGCAATAACAGTGAGCGTGTCAACGTCCTTATTGCCGGTGCGCTGACCGCCGTAAGGCAAGCGCAGACCGCGTCCAATAGTCTGTTCAATGAGGACAGCGGCGTTTGAGGCGCGGAGCGGAATAATCGTGTAAAGATTATTCACGTCCCAGCCCTCTTTGAGCATATTGACGTGTACGACAATTTCAATTTCATTGTCGGGCGATTCGAGAGCGACAAACTGACGCTCGATGTCTTCGTCCTTTTTTGAGCTACTGTCAATGCGCAAGACCTTGCCTTTGTATGCGGAGTGATAAATACGGTCGCTCTGCAATAGTTCCTCGATATACTTGGCGTGGTTAATGTCGCGGCAAGCAACGAGGATAAACGGCTTGACTACCGGCAAGCTGTTCTGCTTGGCGTACATCTCGATAGCGAGCTTTGTTCGCTCATGGCAGGTTATGCCGTCTTCAAGTTTGATAATTTCTATCTCGTCGGGAGTGAAATTATCCTTGTTGAAATTTCGGGCTTTGGCGATAGCCGGATTTTTGACATACAATCCATCGTCGAGGGCTTCGGCGAGGTTGTATTCAAAAACAATATTCTTGAACGCGCGTCCTTTCTCGTCAAAAGGTGTTGCTGTCATTTCAAAACCGAGTACCGGGCGAAGTTCATTGATGGCACGTTTCGAGGCATCGGCGTGGTAGCGGTGTGCCTCGTCCATCAGCACAACGAGGTCGGGTAGAGAAGCAAGGTATTCAAAGTAAGATTGACCGAGGTATTCAGACAGGCGACGCATACGCGGCAGACCTTTCGTGCCCTCTTTGCTATCCTTGTTGAACTTCGAGATGTTGAAAATATTGATTTCGACATCAGAGAACAGACTGCCAGTGCGCTCGTTATAGGTTTCGCCTGTAACGATACGCGGAGGTGCGGCGACAAATTCACTTATGCCTTTGAATACATATTTAGAATAGGATTCGTCGCCGAAATCCTTTATCAGTTTCTCGTAGAGTGTAAGGTTCGGAGCAAGGACGAAGAAGTGCTTGATCCCTTTTTTGAGATAGAGATAAGCGATGATAGCACCCATCAGACGAGTTTTTCCGATGCCGGTGGCGATAGAAAAAGCAAGCGAGGGGAAGTCGCGGTCAAAAGCTTTAACCGTCTGAACAATAGACTTCACCTTTGCAAGCTCGGCTGTTATAAACATTTCGAGCATATCCGGGTCAGTCGGCGGCTTTTGCAAAGAGAGATTGTCAGTCAGTCGAGCGGTAAGCTCCAACGCCTTCGCAAGTGGTTTGCGAAGCGAAAGGCGTTGACGTATGTAGTTAACCTGTGAATCCATAACACTTATTCGTTAGGTTCATATTCTCCCTTCGGGTCGAGGTCATTCCATTCTTCATCGTCGAAGTCTTGCTCCGCAAGCGACATGTCGGTTACGGGTACTGACACGATGTTGAGGGAATAATCGTCGTGGTCGAACTCGCAGGTTTCGAGAAGGACTTTGGGGATTTTCTTGATGGTGATGTTCGGGAACTTGTTGCGGCACTCCGGCTGAAATTTGGTGCAACAGATAAGCAGTGATTCATCTTCGCCCAACTGATCGTGAATAGTTTCGAGCATTTCAGCGGTAATGAGTTGGGTTGTGGTAAAGATGAAGTCATGCTCCGAGCTGTGCCCCTGCTTCCAATATAGCTCTGCATCGGGTGAGAACGTGAAGCCTTGATGTTTTGCCATAGCCGCGGCAAGCATATCGGCATTGTAATCCTTGTTGATTACAAGGTTGCCGTATTTATCCTTATTGAGAAGGCTCGGCGCAAGTTCGTAGAACTTAAAGCCACCACCACCTTGCCAATTTACAGATTTTGAAATACCTGTATTATCCTTCTTTGAGATAACTCTTTCTAATCTTGGACTGCAATGTGAATAGGCTTGCTCTCCTAATTCAACTCCAATCCACTTACGGTTCATTTTATGAGCGACCGCAGCAGTTGTACCACTTCCGAGGAAACTATCTAATATGAGATCAGTTTCATTGAAAAACCATTCAAGAATGGTTTTAATAAGTATTTCAGGTTTCTTACCACCTCTAAAATCTACACCACCTTCTGTTCTGCAATTTCCAAAATTTGCCGCAAAATCATAAAAATTATTTATCGGAGAATAAGCAACTGCAGTTGGGTCATTTAGTTGAGACAATGGGACGCCCTGAAAATACTTACCTTTAGTCGCTCCGGCTCTCTGTGGACCAGTAAAGTATCTGAAATCGAATTTATCATCTCCGATTCCATATACTTTATATAAAACCCCATATCCATCATTTTGGTATCTACCAGCTAAATAGTCTCGAAAGAATCTACCAGAAGAGTTACCGTCAAGAATTGTACCTGTAGCCCAAATTTCTTTGCGGCCCTCTTCAGAACCTTCAGATTTAGAGACAGACCAATTATCTGCTGTAAAAATGTCAACTTTCTTTCCACCTAAGATAATAGATTCAGTTGGTGTACCTTCTTCAAAATAAAAATTAAATTTCGAGAAGTCTGCTTTTTTTGATGGGCGATTCGGTTTTGCTGAAAAAGACTTACGATATATATGGATCTGTTCTATTTCTTTATGAAAGTCCATATCTTGTTTAAGTGTTTTATCAGGATATCTTACTCGAACGTAAAATGTTGTAAGATAATTGCTACGTCCGAACACTTCATCCATTAGAACTTTTAGATACTGACCCTCGCTATCATCTATCTCACAGCAAATAAAACCATCTTCCGCTAAAAGATTGCGAAGAATAACAAGTCTTTCACGCATAAGCGACAACCAAATGGAATGTTCTACGTTATCGTCATAATGCTCGAAAGCAGACCCTGTATTGTAGGGCGGATCTATGAAAATGCACTTAACCTGCCCTGCAAAGTCTTGTTCGAGCGCGCGGAGAGCAAGTAGATTGTCGCCATGAATGAGCATATTGCCAGGCCACGGTTTCCCATTGGGCAGAGTGCCGGTTTCGACTTCCCCAAAACTATATTCCGGGGTGTCAAGGAGCAGACGTGGCTCTATGGCAAGAGGTTCGTCCTCCTTGCCAATCCACGTCAGTTCCAGTTTATTTATCTTGTTTTGTGCCATTTATAGCTTTAATTACATTATCAAGTTTATTGTCGATATGAGAAAGAGTTACCATTACTGAAAAAATGCTGTCGGAAATTCTTTTATCAGGAGAGATGCCATCAAGAATATTATTGTAGTCGACATCAAAGCTATCATAATATTCATTATTGTAAGAAACTTGACAGTTAAGGGTTCTCGACTTAAACAAATTTTCGTTTTCCACCCATTCAGATTTCAGTATATACTCGCCCTTAAAAGGGTATTTAGCATCTTTACCCCATACTCCATGAAAAGCATCTAAATGCGTCCCTGGAATCAGGAATATCTCCCATACCTTTTCTCCATTGGGTTCAAGAAAAAAAGGTCGAGTTTCATTTATTGATGTAAAGGATTCTCGAACTTTGTCAACTTTAATTTGACCGAAGATTGAATCATCAACTGTAATATTTATATTAGATGCCGTTGTTTTACCAATATTTCTACACCTAATAAATACGCGTGAATTGCCTCTATCAACGATATCTATTACAATGTAAGGTCTGTTAGCCCCTTTGGTTTCGTACAATGTTTTCCAGGCGACAAATAACATGACAAAGGCAACGAATCCGCTTATATATTGTCCCCAAAATTTAGTCCACTCCGATGGCTGTGCCCAAATTTTAAAAGGGGCTTCAAAACAAGATAGAAAGTTGACAAGGAAAGGTAGTGCTAAAAAAACAACACATACACCAATCAATTTAGGGGTTGAAAATTTAATCATACAATCCTCCAATGAAAAGTTATTAATTTGGTTTGCTCAATCTTTTGGGCGAGCATTGCCTCGACCTTGGCGAGAAGGATTTCTTTCTTCTCGTCAACATCATCTTGGGCTTGATAAAGATTGAGGCGCTTTTCGCTTCGACGCTTTTCAAGGTCTTTTATAAGACGTTGCAGACGTACTTTCTCGTCGAGGTGCGAAGTCTTTTTGCTCTCGCTTTTGCGGAGCTTGATTTCAGCGTCGAGGTCGCGCAACTCTTTTTCAAGTCCGGCTTTTACGTCTTCCGACCAGTTGTCGAGTTTTTCCATTTCTTCCTCGAAGAAATTGTTATTGCGCTCAGCGTTAGCGGCTGTAATTTCCGCACGTTGGGCGGTAATTGCATCAGCGAGCGCAGCGGTAGTCGCTTCGGATAATTTCGCGGTCAGCGGAACTTCCGAGCCGGGAAGCCGAAGCATATACTCGGCAATGTCAGACGGAACGGTTTCGCCCTTGTCGGTAATACAAGCGTGGAGAAATATATCCTCTTTCTCAAAAGAGTCAATGGTAAGTTGCTCAACCGTGAGCCACCCCGACTGACCGACAAGTTGCTTGATAAGCGCGACGTTGAGCGGTGAGTTGCTATAATCGAGGGTTATTTCCGAGATTGATACAGGAGCGGCTTTAAGACCCGTGAGCATATATTGTGCGAGAGGGTCGCCGATACGGTAAGGTCGCACGCCATCGGTTAACTTGGTTGTGCGTCGATGCTCCGAACTTACCATCTTATATTCACCGGGGAAATGGCGATACCAGCTGACGGCTCCGTTATCGACAAACGGGTGAACGATGAAAGAGTTGTCTTCATCGTTAAAGTCGGCATAGTCGGCAAAGTAACTGCGGGTGAGTTGCCAAAGGGTCTGCTCGAACTCGTCGAGGTTACCACGGGTTTCGGCAAGGTCGCTGCGGAGTTTCTGCTTAACCGATTCGTCGAAGTTCTCTAAAAGTGTTGTTCGGGCTTTCAGCATCTTGTCGGAAATCTGCTCTTGCAGTTCCTCTTGCAGAGCGTCAAAAGCCTCCTTAATCTCTTTGGGTGAGCGACATAGTTGATAAATCTGCGCTATGCGCTTTTCAAAATCAACGCCATTGCCGATTGCTCCGAGAACTTCGTCAGACGCACCGAACACGCCATTGAAAAGCTGAAATTTCTGGTCGAGCAATTCATAGACGCGGACATCGGCGGCGTTGGCTTTATTAAGGAAGTTGATAACAACAACATCGAAGTTCTGACCGTAGCGGTGGCAACGACCGATGCGCTGTTCAATACGCTGTGGGTTCCACGGCATATCATAATTGACTACGAGAGAGCAGAATTGCAGATTGATACCCTCGGCAGCCGCTTCGGTAGCAATCATTATAGTAGCTTCGTCGCGGAAGTAGTCAACGAGTGCTGCGCGCTTGTCGGCGGTTGCCGAGCCGGTAATTTTTGAAGTGCCTTTGTGCTTTTCTTTCCACTCCTTGTAGATGGCGGTTGACTGCTTGTCGGAGTTAGAACCGTTGAAAAGTACGACCTTACCCTTATAGCCTCTCTTTTCGAGCAATTCAAAAAGGAAATCCTGTGTGCGTCGGGATTCGGTAAAGATAAGAGCTTTTTTAGGAGCACCGAGGACTTCAAGCTGTGCGAAGCCCTGATTTAAGCCCTCAAAAAGCTGTTCGGCTTTTGAGTTGCGCTTAATCTTGAAAGCGAGGTCGCGGAATTTTTCGAGGTCTTTAATCTCCTGTCTGACGCGCTCGATGTCCTCGGGCGAGAGCATTTCTTCCTTGTCCGGCTCGTCTTCGTCTTCTTCATCGTCGAGCCATTCTTCGGTTTCGCTCTCGTAGTCCTCATAGTCATATTTGAAAAGGTCTTCATCTGACTGCTCAACGCCTTGGCGTTTGAGCTTGGATTCCAACTTTTCAATGAGGGCGCAGAGAGTACCATAAATGGCGTGGGTAGAAGATGCAAGAAGTTTTCGGAGTATAAGTGTCATCAGCTGACGCTGACTGTTAGGAAGCGCATAGAGGCGCGGACGTTGCAGATACTCCGAAACAAGATCATATAGCTCCTGTTCCTGCTTGGTCGGAAAAAACTCTTGCAGTATGGCGATACGCTTTGTGTAACGCACATATTCCAAAACCTGGCGGCGCAGTGTGCGCTTGCATAGCGGCGCAAGACGACGGCGCAAGTTCTGATAATCGTTATCGTCGAGATTACGATTGTATTGCATCTTGAAACTTTTGAGGTCGCCAAACGCATAATCGTCGATAATGGTAGTCAGACCGTAAAGTTCAAGAATGGAGTTTTGGAGAGGCGTTGCCGTGAGCAGAATTTTCTTGCGGTCGGCAAGCGCATTTTTTATTGTATTGGATATTTTATTGGTCGGTTTATAGACATTGCGGAGGCGGTGAGCCTCGTCTATAACGACCAAATCCCAGTTAGTCTGTTTGAGGTATGGGGCTTTCGTCTTTGCGAACTGATATGAGCAAATGACAATTTCCTCGCAGTTGAACGGATTGAGATTGCCGTCCTCGATATAATGGTTGAAAGTCTTTGATTCAAGAATACGCGACGGCAAGAAGAACTTCTCTTGAAGTTCAGCCGCCCACTGCTTGCGTAGGTTAGCCGGAGCGATTATAAGCAGGTGGCGGCGGTGTTCAGCCCAAAACTGCGATAGGATTATACCTGCTTCAATGGTTTTGCCAAGTCCTACCTCGTCGGCGAGTATTGCGCCTTTTGAGAGCGGCGATTTGAACGCAAAAAGAGCCGCGTCGATTTGGTGAGGGGTCAAATCGACTTGCGCATCTTGCAAAGATGCCGTGAGCTTACCGAGGCTGTCGGAAGGCAGACTCCTTGTAAGCCAATAGGCAAAGTATTTTTGTTGCGCTGCGGTCAGCTCCATTTAATTTATAAAAACTCCGGCGGCAGTTATCTGAGGGCTGGCCGAGCCTGCAACGACTGCGTGGGAGTTTCAAATGATTGGTTGTGTGGCATGTTTTGCCAGTTTTCTAATTCATTCAGGCCATTTTCATATGTTCAACGTTGCTCTATCTGCAAAGTTAGCTATTTTTTCTGAGATGGCAGCTATTGGCAATGAGGAAAGATTGGGCGCAGAATGCTGAATAACGGGAGTTTGGGCGCTTTTGCGCGGGTATTTCTGTCCTGTAGCCGATGCTGCCAGGAACACTCTGTTCTTAAATGGTTATGCTTTTTAGAAGATAGACAGCCAACATGGTGATGGAAAGGCTGACGAGTATGTGGATAACCCATTGGGTGTTAGTTGTCTTCAGGAAATTTATAATAGTATCGAGATTGAAATAGCTTTTTGAGTTGTAGCCGCAATTTTGAGTATTGCGGTTGATTGTCAGGAGGGATAAACGGCGGCCGAGTTTTTCTTCGATGGATTTCAAGCGCGTTTCCTGTGATTTCTTGTAGACAGTGAAGTTATTAGCAGATATGAATTTAGTCTCAGTTGATTTGCGGAAACTCTCGAATTCTTTTCTGTCGGCAAATACTGTTGGCAGATGTTCATAGTTTGCCAAGATTGCTTTGTCGCATACTCGCTTAACTTCTGAGCGTAATGCTTCCATATCTATTTTTAACTGCTGAGGTCTCGATGATTTTTGCGGAGTACCTTGCGCAGTTTTAAGTGCTTCGATCTCTTTCTGCTGTCGGGCAACCATTGATTTAAGCTCTGATATTTCAGATTTATTTGATGTTAAGTCTGACTGGAGAGCTACGATTATTTTCTGATAGTATTCGTCTTTTGTTGCCATAGCAGTTACATTTTGAATTTGTAGGATGTGGTTTCTTCTTCGATATGGTCGTCGATGCGCTCCCAGCTGCGACCTCGGCGCCCTACCTCATGCTCCCGGTTAGCACTACGGGGACCACCGATATTACTGACCAGTGGGCGAAGGCTGGCGAGTATCTCGACATAACGGACAATAGGGATATAGACAATCTTCCGTTCCCTGACAAATTCCGAACGGGATGCTATCTCTGGCTTCAAGTCATATTTTCCTAATTGCTTGGATAGGTTGCCATAGGTGTATTTACCATGCTGACCGAGTTTTGAACCGGAGATGCGGAAACCGTCATGCTCGTATGCCACGCCCCGGATTCTTCCGGTCTTCTCGTCAGTGCAGAATGACAGAGCCACGCCGTCCTGTTCAAGCAGACGAGCAAATGTTTCCCAGTCTTTTGAGTGGGCGAGGTTGTCAAGCACGATTTTACGGATATACAATTTTTCTGCCTCATACTTTCGTAGACGGTCAGGATTTATCCGTTGGGAACGACTGTTGCCAAAGGTCAGTCCGTGGCGTTTCTTTATACGCCGACAGGCTTCCTCATTGCGGAACCTCTCGTTGCTGTCTGTAATGACTGAGCCATCGTTGGCGATACGGTTGAAAACGAGGTGGCAGTGCGGATGCTCTTTGTCGAAATGCCGTGCGATGATATACTGGGTATTCTCCGGATCTATCCCCATTTCCCGCATCCATTCCTCAGCGAGCTGCGCCATGAATCGGTCGCCGTCTTCATTATCAGGAAAACGTGCGGCATCTTCCGGAGAAAATGCGATGGAGATATGTTTGACCGGTTTGCTGAGATGATGTATTCGACCATGGGCATCGGGGGTGCGAAGCTGCGCACGAAAGTTGTCGGCAATCGTGTGGTTGTCAACCAGAAGCACATCGTTGGAGCCGATGACACGCGCCGATTTTTCTTTGACGTTGTTGGCATAGTTTACAATCCCTGAGAAGTCCACTCTGGATTTAATCTTGGCAATCATAGTTATTGAGTTGATAGGTTTTCGGATAATAGAGTAATTCGGGCAATCGGTTAATGATGTATTGGGGCATTGAGCTAATGATACTTTGATGCATTGAGCTATTGGTTTATTGAGTCCTCGATTTATTTACCCAATACACAGACAAACCGATTATCTCACTTTCCTAATTATCTCGGTTATGAACGCTACAATGTTCTTGATTTCCTGTTCCACAGATACTCCGAGATGCATCGCTTTGGTTATCTGGTTAAGGTTATTCCCGACGTTCCCGATTTTTCGGATTGCTTCCATCTCATCTTTTGTGAGACGGGTTGTTGTCTCCTGGTTCATGGCGGCACAGTGAACATATTGCGCCACTCTCAGGCCACACTCGTCGGCAGATGCCTTCACATAGATATAGTCAACCGGACTGAACATCACCTTTACTGCATGGTTCTTTTTCTTATAGTCGGGTAAGGCCGGACGTCCCCCTTTATTTTTATTCATATCATTCTCGTTTTAAGCTGCCGAAGGCGGCGTTTGCAAGGTTTTGAGGAACTCGAAACACAACCTTGCAACCCAATCTTCACCACCATTTCGCAGTAAGTACCTTCTTGTGCGTTTTCATTACCAATTGAGCTATATTTTACCGTTACCAAATGCCAAATTATTACTCTTCAGAAGACTGAAATATCCGAAACACCGGTTACCTTGGAGTGTATGTAACTTCGGTTTCTTTGACCCGATTACCTCGGATACAGTAACTGAGGGTTTGAGGCATTTTGTCAAAGAGGTAATCAGCTATCGCAATACTGTGTTATTCAGATATTGAGTAACTCAGGCATAGACATATTTGGTTATCCGAGTTAGCGAAGCACCAAGTATCAAAGTTTCCATAACCCGTATTATCCGAGATTTTCAGGCGTTCGGTAAGAGTCATTTTCAAACTGGATTTTTACCATCATCTCATTGAGACGGTCCCCGATTCGGGCACCATATTTCGGACGAATCTCTTTTGGCATGAGATTGGTTGTGATTATAGTGAATAGCTGTTTGTCGTAACGGCGGGTGAGCAAATCTACCATCGGAGACATTACGTTACCATAATCCTGAATTTCCAGAGGTTCAGTACCGAGGTCATCAATAGCCAGCATAGGCAGACGACATAGTTGTTCCCATTCCCGATAATCCGATTTACAGAGATACGTTGCGGAGCGTGCATCAACAATCCGGATTTTCCAGTAATCACGGTAAGTTTCACTCCGGATATTGAGTTGATTGAGCAACTGCTGAAAGGCTTTCACAAATGTACTTTTGCCGTTGCCCACGTTTCCGCAGAGCAGCAGTCCAAATTTGGGGCTGTCGCCAGTAAGCCATTCGGCTATGGTTTCGGCATAAAACTTTACCGCATCATTAAACTCGAATTTTCGGGCCCGATACTCCACTTCGCCTTTGACAGCGGCGAGCAGTAGCCTATAAGCTTGTTCCTTAGTCATAGGGAGCTTAAAACGCTCCATCATAGTCCCGCGCTGAAGTAGCCGTGACATCAGAGCCTCGACGTCTATCGGCTGGCAACTGTTGTTGAAAAATTCCATTTTGTTTTAATCTTTTGTTTATCCAATTCACGAAATGATTTCTGCAATCTTTTTCTTCCCTCTTGTCAATTCCTTGACATTTGAGCTGACGGAAGAAAAGGGAGATTTGCTCTTTTAGATTGATTTCGGTTGTAAATTCCTTTGAAAAAAGGAAAGTGAGGTCGGCTTGCCAAGCTGAGTCTGATAAAAAGAGCTCTTCAAGTACATCAAGATTCAAAATCTTTTCTGGCTCAACATTATAAAGAGAAGATATTTTATCTTTAGTCTTTTTATCTTTCTTTTTATAGGTGGTCAAGTCGGCTGTTGAGTCAACTGTTGAGTTTGCTGTCAAGTTACCTGTCAAGTCTGCTGTCTGTTCCATTGTCAAGCGAGATGTCCACATTTTCGGGTCCATGACAATAGTATAGAGTGGCACGGTTCCTTTAACGTCACCTTTGGAAACCATTATCAGACCACGTTTCCATAAAACGTCTCTTGACGTAATCACGGTCTGCCTTGACATACTCAGTAAATGACTGATAAAAGTTGTCGGGCAACTTACAGGCATTTTCCAATGACGGCTGTTTGCCCGGTCGACAAGGAAGAAGAATAGAGCGATTGCCGAGGTAGGGAATGGCTCATATTCGTTCTCTTTCCAGAAACCGTGCAACAGGTCGTAGATGTTCACGCCTTTTTCCATCACTTTTTGGCATTGATGTAGTGAGAGCGCATGAAAGATTCGAGGTCGGCGCGGTTGACGTAGATTTTACGACCGATTTGTGAGAAGGGGATGATGCGCTGATCGCGATAGTTCTGCCATGTCTTGGGTGATACTCCGAGCATCTTGCGGGCTGCGTCCGATTCAATCCATTCAGATTCGCGGTCGCTTGCATTTCGGTTAGCAACTAACTCGGCCAGACGGTCGAGCTTTTCGTGGAGGCTCAGCCACTCCTCCTGAGGTATGACCACCATAGTAGTGGCAGTCGGCTGATGGTTATTGAAATTCTTTTGATTAAACATAAAACACATCGCACTCCTGAGCTTGGTTCTCTTCAGGAATGCGATGCAAAGTTAATTCGACGTATTTGCGTCCTTAGCTTTTGATTTCTGCTTAATTTTTTGTCGATTTCCGTGTGCGTGTTATCCTTGCGTCAGACACTTGCGTAAAAATCCGAATATTTACGCTGATTTTTGACGTAATTGATTTTCAACGCTTTGCTTTCTTGTTAATCCAGTTCTGGTAGCTTTTGACTTTGTTTCTTATAAACTCTGCCAGTGTTTTTCTTAATACTCCGTTAGTTGGTTCTGCGTCAAGTAATCGTAAATCCTGATTGTCTGCGAGGTCAAGTACACACAAAATACGGTAGATAAAAATTGACTTGTCTGTCAATTTTGTATCTTCCTCCCAGTCGAGTTTTTCAAGAAGATTAAACGCATAGTAGCCATCTAGATGGTCATAATCAGTCCCATTTTGTGGATAGGATAGTTCTTTCAGATACTTCCTTGTTTCTATGGTGTCCTCCCACCAGTCTCCCATGTCAAGCTCCCAAAAGTCGAAACGCTTGTCAATCGCATCAAGAACACCACTTGCAAGAATAGAAATACATTCCGCATTAAGCTCGGTCTTGGATGTGGTGCCCCTTATCGCCATTGATGTGTTCCTCTCGTTATTTGCCATATCGAAAAGATCAATCAGCGGAAATATGACGGTATAATCCTCGCCCATTTTTCAGATGAGGAATTATGATATGCTTGAAAATATCATAATGCACCCACAGCAACTTATCGAGCCTGTCCGATAATTCGCTCCCTTTTATATCCGACGGATAGCCTAAAATCATCTTGGCAGAATCAATTTCAAATTCCGAACTTGTCACTTCCGGTTGACTATGAAATCGACTCTCATCCGGTTTGATTATGTCTTTCTTGCCGTTCTTCATCCCAGGGAAATGGTGGAGGAATATTTCGTTGAGATTGTTTAATATATCATTTGCCATTATACTTACTTTTTATACTTCGATTGTCTTTATACTCTGTTACGATAACACATATGCTTTATTCCCAGATAGCATCTCATTGTTCCGCATCGTCCCGTATATCGTTCCGCTTATTGTTCCGGAACGTTCCATTGGTGCCATTATTGGTGCCAATCTCTGATTTATTGGTGCCAACATTGGTGTCAACAATGAATTTGTGTGTTTTTTCTATGACACCAATCTATGACAATTGCACCATTTACTATGACACCGAACATATGTTTAGCTATTTCGATGCTATAAATCAAAGTAGTTTCTTTAACTCTTCAACATCCGGCAGAGCTTCACGTAATTTCTCCGGCATATCCTCACTAAGACGGTATGTGGCTACGCCCATAGGTTTGGCATAGTCTTGAATTACATACTCGACGAAGTCCTTATTCGCATTTTTGCACAGCACGATACCGATTGAAGGGTTCTCGTGCGGCTTTTTTACCTTGTCATCAAGTATACGGAGATATGTCATAAGTTGCCCCAGATAACCGGGCTTGAAATTTCCCGTCTTGAGCTCCACAACGACCAGACAGTTCAGTTCTCGATTAAAAAACAATAGGTCGGGAAAGAAATCCTCTGAAAATGCCTCAAAATGATATTGGTTGCCGACGAAAGCAAAATCACGGCCGAATGTCATAATGAATTTCTTGATGTTGTGGATTATCTCCTTTTCAACAACCCGCTCATCGATGTCTTGAATGTCGCGAATCCCGATTTCCTCAGTATTGATGAAATCAAGCAGATATTCATCCTTGAACATATTGAGAGCTTTGATAGCATCTCGGCTGTCCTTGATTGTTACGCCGAAGTTTGATGGCATTGCTCCATATTTATCGGCTGCATTATCCTTTATCTGTTGTTGAAGATAACGAGTGTCCCATTTATTCTCAAGACACAGTCTAATGTACTTCCACCTTTTGTTTACATCTTTTTCTCCGTTGAGAATTCTAATATGGTGGGTAAAGCTTAGATTCCCGAAGAGTTCTAAATTGTCAATCGTGATTGTCGATTTAGATGAGAGCAACAGTGTTGTCTCTATTTCGCCAATCATGATTGGCGAAATAGATGATGTAGAGTACGAGGCTTCCAAAACAGGAGACCACTCCTCATAAAACATCCTCATATTTTTCAGGCTACTCTCCGAAAATCCTTTAAGCCCTGGCAGTTCCTTGCGAAGTCGCTCGGAGATAGTTCTTATGGCTCCAGTTCCCCAGAAACCCTCACGAGAGTTGGATGAAATATACCGGCCAATACCATAGTATAGCGATAGCATTTCACGGTTGACCAGCTTCGCCGCCTGGTATTGGCTACGAAGAATTGCGTCCTTTATTGTCTGAACGGCGACATTATAATCCGCTGCGTTATGTTGGATAAGTGTTTCCTTTGCCATAGTAATGCAAATTTACTGATTATTTGTTGATTGCGGAAATGACAGCCATTATTTGTGCCGGAGTCATGCCTTTGAGTAGTTCTACTGCCAGCTCTTCTTTGGACTCTGTGGACATCTCTTCCTGATTTACCGTGCTTTGTTTCTTGGCAAACACATTTCGGAGGGTTTCATCGGTCTTTGAGGTGTTAAAGCTACCCATATAACGCTCCGTGGTCGCAAGATTAGTATGACCAAGTATATTCTTGATAGCAGATGACTCAGCGCCGGACTCCTGTGCGATATGCGCGAAGGAGTGACGGCTGATGTGCATTGACAAAGGTTTCTCTATTTCCGCTTGCTTTGCAATCTTCTTAAGATACTTATTGATAAGGGCATTCTTTGATGACACATCCTGATACATCTTGTGTCGCAGATCTGGTCTCATTCTGTCCTTATCGGCCTGCGTTACATAACCGGCATATTCGGCTTCGTTAGACAGGAGGGGAAATATATAGTCCGTGGCTTTTGCGTCTTCCCTGTGATAATGTCGCAAAATCTCCACAGCCTGCTCTACAAGCAATAGGTCGCGCTCCTTATGATTCTTACCCATCTGATAGTGCAGTCTTCCGGAAGCAGTGACATTTCCCCACCGTAACTGTATCAAATCGGCGGCACGGATGCCTGCGCAATAGTAGCTGAACAGGAAATAATTCTTGCAGTGCCATATTACCGAGTCATTCTCCAACTCCAGATTTATGATGCGCTCCATCTCGGAATCATCAAGCTTCTCCTTTGTTGTCTTTACTCCCTTGTATTTGAAAACAAGGAACGGGTCCTTTGATGCCTCCATTATTCCAACCTCTATTGCGCGATGAACAAGAGTTCGGAGAATATTGAACTGGACTTCGATTGTATTGGGATGTAGAAGCTTCCCTGGCTCACGTTCATTCTCCCATTTATGGAGGAAATTGTCAAAACGAGTCAGTAGATCAACAGTCAAATCTTCAATTGTTATATCTGGCATACGCCTTTTCTTACGGAAGGCTTCAAGTTTATTTATGAGGCCGCAATACTTGCGCCAGTTTCGCCAACCGCCGTTGTCGTAAATCATCTGGGCCCGCTCCTTTGCAAATTCCATGAAAGAAGGGGATACAGCCTCGTTGTTCATCTCCTTTGTAACCTTTGCTGATGAAACCTCACCACTTTTATCAAGTTCCTTGTAAGTGTCTTTTGCGCGGTCAAGAATATCTACCAATTGTGCGTTCAGAGATTTTGCTCCAACGACATTAGCCCTGACCCAGTTTTCGCCACGGCATTTCGGATTGAAGTCTCCCGGCTTATCTAATTCAACTGGAGTCTTAATCCTTTTTCTTTTGCCCGCCACTGTTACGCATAGCATCAGCATATACTTCTTATTGCGGTTCGGTTTATTGGATAATTCAAATCGGAAAGTAGCCATATTGTTTATTGTGATTGAGGGTTTAATAAGGGGTGTGTTTCTCCTTACTTGCAAAGTTAGCACAAATAATTTTACTGGCAAAACAACTGGCAAATTTTATGAATTTTAAGCGCTTTAGAGAAATTTATTTTTATATCAAATATTAGTAAATCATTAAATATCAATATGTTTATGAATGTAGTTCAATGTAATAGAATGTAATATTAGTGGTTCTGTTCTGGGCACCACAAACCCCCATTTAACTCATTGAGTTTTAGGGGATTTTTCATTGCTGGGGTGTACTAATTGTGTACTACTCAAAATAAAGTGTACTTTTGGGAGTGTACCAATAGCCCACAAAGCAAATCAAGCAATAGGCGGCTCTCCTACTGCTTGATTGATTTAAGTTGTTTCGTTGGCTTGATTGACTATGCGAAATAAGACACGCCAAAGGTACAAACAAATTCCGAGATATACCAGCAATTCAATTTCGCATATTCTTGTTGTTGCCTATATCCGGCGTTATAAAATCGCCCAACTCTCCGGCTCTTGCCCATCCCAATATTGGTGCGCACTTTGCAATTATGTCGTTAATGTCGGTCTGCATTGCGTCAATCTCATCGGCAAATTGATTGTCAAAGGAGCTATCCCACAAAATGCACTGCATTTTAGTCCGGAGAGATATTGCGCACTTGATTATATCCTCTATATCCGTGCTTAAAGGTGTATTGTGTTGCGCTGCTGATTGTTGTTTTCTTGTAGTCATAATGAAAGCGATTATCTATGTTGGTGCAAAGATAACCGCTCTCAACGATAAAACCAAAAAACAATCTATGTATTTTATTGATATTCAGCAATATGTGTTTAACAAACACACATTGAACATCATTTACTTAGTAAATAATTAAGCAATTCAAGTTCTTCCGGGGTCAATCGCTCAAAACCAACATTCAAGATAGTATTTACCGAGTCAATGTCATTTTCTTTGTCCGGTCTGCCTATAGCCATATCCAGAAAGTGCATCATTAATTTTGCACTACCTTTCCTTGCGGATTGGAGTAATGCCTCTGCGACTACTATTAACCATACCGGGGCTTGTTCTTGAGGCTGTTTTCCTTGCTCAATCAACGCCTCAAGTTCGGTGTATGATAGATTAATCAATATGGCTACTGATTTTCTAAAATCCTCTTTGGTTATCGCATCGCCATATTTACGGAGTGTTTTTGCACCTATCAACGGTTTGCGTCCGTTGTTCTTTGGTTGATTCAGTGAGGTAAAGCGGGTGTTAACTCCCGCTTTATTTCCTCGCTGAAATCCTTTTGGGCGTTTGCTCGGGTATTTCATTGTCATAATTTACATCCGTTTTAATGCCGTTTATAGAATATGGCTGAAATTTTCGCCGTTCAACGTCATTTCTCCGTCATACTTTATCTTGACTAAGCAAAATTGCCCCGGAGTAGCAACGGCCATAAGGTCATTACCAGTGATGCCTCTTGCTTCTTCAAGCTGGGAGTAGCCTTTGCGTTTGCTTGCACTCTTGACAGCGGTTTCAAATTCGGCCTTTGCCTTTTGAAGCTCAAGCCATTTTTCATAAACGGCCTTGCGATTGTCGCTATCAATAAACATACAAAACATACTCTCCAGATATTCAGTGTGCCGGGGGTCGATTGTTATATTTCCGTCCTCAACGTGATAATAATTAAAATCAATCATTGAGCTTGCATCGTTGCGCCTACGCCATTCAACAATCTTATCGGCTTGGTTTCCGACAGCTTTGTTATACTCATCGGTGCGCTCTTTTTTATAGAGGTCGGAGATAGTGCGCAAAAGCGTTGTAGGCAATCCTTTGAGCGCATCGCCAACGTGCTTTTCGGCGGTCATTCCCTCTAAGTTCTCGCCACTGTATAAGCGTTTGATTAGCTCATCGGTTGGCTCTATTCCGAGTGTCTTGAGGCCGTCTGCTAACTTTTGCAGTTCCTTTTGCATCCAAAGGTAGCGTCTTGCCCAGTTATCAAATTCCGGGTCTTTATGTACTAAAATACGTCTTTCCATTTTGTTAGTGATGTTTGGTCGCTGATTATTTTTTTCCATACTTGGCTACATAATCATTTGCGGTTTTCTCGGAGCCGTCCTCTTTGTCCTTGTATTGCTTGAGTTGGCTTTTGAGATTGTTATTTTCTTCTTCAAGCCGGGCTATCTCTTTTAGATATTCGGCTTCTCTTTCTTCAAATGTCGCTTGTGGATTATTCATTTCTTTGTTTTTTGTTGTTAAAACCTTTCCGAAAAATCGGCATTACTGTTTTTGGGGGTTATGATTGTTGGTGGCTGTTGAGCCGGAATCGGATAAGACGAAGCAAACTTTTTTCTACACCAATTCCGTATTGCTGCTTTCCAATCTTTCATTGGTGCGTTTCCTTCTTTCCAGCCTTTTGAGGTGTAGTAATCAAAAGCTTTTTCCGCCTCGTTATCCGCATCGCTTGATAAAGAGTTTTCAACAATATAATTCTTTATCTCTTGCAATGTGGGAGCAACAAAACGCGGAGCGCGTTTTGATTTATGGCTTTTGCCTACTTTATCCTCATTGTCATTATAATTTTCATTATCATTTACATTATAATTATCATTAGGGGTTAAAGTGGGGTTTTCTTGGGGTTGTGGTGGGGTTTTATTCTCTTGGGCTTGGGGTTGTTTTGGTCGGCCTCCTTTCTTTCCGTGTTCTGCTCCTTTGCAACCATTTAGGTATCGTTTGTAGTTCGCCTCTATTTGAGGTCTTATAACAAGCCATACAGCCTGTAAAAGCCCCTTAAATTCCGGCTCTTGACCATTAAGCGCATAAAGAGTTATGCCACGATATAATTGTAGCTGCTCGGCCTCGCTTGCCTGCTCTATTGCGTCAAAAAATGAACGATAGAATACAAAGCTATTGGGGCGTTGCTCATTGTCTTTTGTTGCCATTTCAATGATAGGGTAAGTAATAAAGTTTGTATCTTGTGCCGTGTTCAGAGGTGCGCCATTCATCAAGTACCCTTATGCCTTTATCTCTTAGGCATCGGATATGGCCGCGAGGATCGCTCAAATGCAGTCTAATAGATATGTCCGCTGCTGAAAATTGACCGCCTTGTGACAAGAGATTATAAACGGCTCTTTGCAAACGTGGCAAAGTTGGTGTATCTTTGCCGGAGATTTCCGAGGGGGTGGCACTATTCATTTTGCGCCCCCTTTCTTCATACAGTAGGCGTTAGCCCTGTCATTTATTTCGGTGGCGGTGGCGGCTCGGTTACTCATCAACCAATCTTCCAACTCCGTGCGCCTAAAATAGCACTTTTTGCCTAATGGCTTTGAGTGTGGAATTTCGCCCTGCATAGTGAGCTTATAAAGATGGCTTTTGGATATACCCATATATCGCGCCGCCTCATCGCTTGTAAGTACCTCTTTGGTACAAATCATTGTTTGCGCAGCCAGATTGTTAGAAATGGCCGTTATTTCCTCATTTGTCATAATCCATAGATTGAGGGTTAAACAAAGAGGCTCGGAGTGGGCGCGTCCGCTCAAACTTTGCCCCGGATAACTTGCTTTTCGCGTTGGCAATGCAAAGTTACTCCGAGGCGTAATGCGTTGCAAATAAAGCAAGTAGCAAATAGTAGCAACAACTATTTACTACTTTGGGAGTGTGTTATATTAAATATGCCTGACCTGTCAATTTCTCAACAATAGATTTAACAGCATCTATATCTTGATGCTTTGGTGGTGTTACTCCATTGGTGTTTGAGTAATACTTATTGAAATTTGACCATTTTACAATGTCATTACCAAACTCCAATGTAAAGGCTGTATGCAATTTCTTGGCTGAATTGTTTGGTAGATATGCTTTCTTTACAAGCCCTTTAATAATCATTGCAAGCTGCCGTCCAGTAATGCCACTTTTAAGAAAATCCGCAAACACCCCGATAAAACGGTCTTTACCCTCTTCATCAAGCTGTTGGAGTATATCTCTAAATGATAAATCTTGATTAGCGGAAGGCATCTTTTTACGCTGCCGCCCCCATACTCTTAGCTCATCCATCATTTTGCAATAGTGGCTGATATTTACCCTCGTATCACCGGGCATTTTAGCTTTTAGCATAAGACGATATAGAGGTGCCGAGGGATTGATTATGCCTATTAATTCCAGCTCGTTGTTGGCTTGGATATATCCGCTTATCTCGCCGGCCCATTGTGCCAACTTCATTAATCGCTCGTTGAGGTAAGTTGCATCTGTTGCAGTATCTAATAGATACTCAACCTCATCAATCAATACATTTACTTGCTTAATCAAGCTCATTGCATAGTATGGTGTTGCGTGTTCCATTATATTACAATTCTTGATAGAGTTTTTCAATATTTATATCATCGCGGCGCATCTTCATTAATTTACACTCAATAACAAAGCGATAAACGCTCTTAGGGTCGCTCACATCGTGATTATTCTCTTTGCGCTGCCACATATTAAGCCACTCTCCATAATTGGCTACAAAGGCAAATTCCGCGTCCCAGACGTGAAATTTAAGATACTCCATAGCCCAACTATCAGTTAAGGTAGAAAAAGGCGTATAAGGGTTAATTTCGCCCCCATTATAGAGCTTGCATAACTCCATTAATGTATTGTCGGTTATTGTCATTTCAATCTCTGTTAATCCCAAAGTATAGTAATATCCGGAACGTCCGAAATATCAGTTGAGCCACATTCCGGGCATTTGTCACTTTCCTCGGTTTGGGGCTTTGTGTTGTCATCGTGTTGCTCAAAGCCAACGCCGCAAAGTTGAAGCCATTCAGCCCCACACTCATTACATTTGATTTTCTTTCCGGTTCCCATATTCGTGCATTTACTTGGTTAATCAATATTCAACTCCGGGAGGCTGTTAATGGCTGCTTGCTTGAGGCTATCAACGGCTCGGGTGTATTTCTCGGTGTGCTTTAATCCGCTATGCCCTAAAAGGCTTGCCACGGTCTTTATATTCGCCCCATTGTTGAGAATATTGACCGCAAAGGAGTGACGGGCCAGATGGAACGTGAGATTCTTGTTGATCTCACAGATTCCTGCAATCTCTTTGAGATAACAGTTCAGTTTTTGGTTCGTAATGATGGGCAGAAGTTTCCCATCGAGAAACTGCCCTTCATATTTATTGAGAATTTTGATTGCAGGAGGGAGCAGAGGTACGGTCACTTTCGTGTTGGTCTTCTGACGATGAGTGACCATCCATAAGCGACCGTCAAACATTTTCTGAATGTTATCGACACGGAGATTGGCGAGGTCGATGTACGCCAGTCCGGTGAAGCAGGCGAAGATAAAGATGTCACGCACCTGTTCCAGTCGTTTAGAACCAAATTCTTTCGACATCATTTTGGTGAGTTCATCTTCGGAAAGGAATCCTCGGTCAACACGCTCGACAGATATCTTGTACCCGTTGAATGGGTCAACACCAATCAAGCCGGCTCTGATTGCCTTGTTGATTACCTGCTTAAAGAACTTCATACACTTGTATGTGGTGTTCTGGCTGTAACCATACTCTGTGCGCAGGAAGAACTCCAGATCAACGATGAACTGGTATTTGATTTCTCGCAGAGGAATATCTGTGATGTTGTACTTCTTCTTCATAAACTCCACCACTCGACGATACATTCGCTCGTATTTCTGGTAGGTGGGATTGGCTTTGCTGATGCCAATGAGTTTCTTGGTGTCTTCAAGATGCTGTTCATATAACTTCAGCAAAGATTCTTCTCTTGCTGTTATGCCTATAAAGGCATTTTTCACCATCTCGGCGGTAACATAGCCATGACGGTTGAGAATGTCATAGTAGTGTTCTTTAAGAACATGACGCATATCTTCGATGCGCTTGTTGAACTGGGCAATTTTTGAAGACCTGCCGATAGCCTTAGATGCCGAAGCATCCCATAACTCAGGCTCGATGGTGAGCGTAGAGTTTATTCGTTCATATTCACCGTCCACAGTGACCTTTATCATGATGGCACATTTGCCCTCTTGTTCACTTGGTTGCGACGAATCAAGAACAGAACTTTGAAAGTGCTCTTTTTCATCTTTACGTTGGATTAAGTGTCGTCATTGTCCGCTTGTAAGGCGGTGGATGCAATGATAACGTGTTTAACATTAAGATGGATTGGTCACTTTGGAGAACAACATCAGACATATCAGACAGTTACGTCAGTTTTAACATCGAAGACATATCGCAGACGCGATATAAATCCAACTGTTTCAGTATGGTTGATGCGAAAAATCGGAAACTGTGTCGGACACCCATTTTAACACCCACTTTTCAAGTGGTTAAAATGTCGCTTAATTTCCGTGGATTGTCTGAGTTGTGTCTTTGGAACTATTTGGCAATGTGGATATTAGATTGCTTTTAGGCACTATTTCGGCACTAAAAGGGTTTTTCAAAAAGTTAGTGCCTGGTTAGTGCCTGAACTATGTCTGACGGGGTCCTTTTTACGTCTTTTTTCGGTCCTTAATCGAAAGGAATAGACAAAAGAAAACCCCGGAACTACTTGATAGTCCGAGGTTTGTCTCGTTAAGTCCGATTTAGTTCGGTAGTACATAGTGGAGCTGGAGGGGTTTCACATCCAACATTCTAATCTTCTTATTTTCAGCTTGTTGCCTTAGTAGACCGAACAAATATGCCGAACAAAGTAACTAATATCGTAACTCCTTGCGCGATTATTTTGTGGATGCAAAGTTAATCAAAGATATTCAACTTTCCACTATCCTAAACCTATTTTTTTTCATCAGTGTAAGCCTTAAATTTTTCAAAATTCACCCATACACATTTTAACAGAGCCGAACAGTCAAACAAAATACCCTAACAAAAGTGGGATTTTCCACTAATTTTTGTGTCCGCCATAGTTGAACCTCATCATCGACAAGCAGGACGCCAAGAGCCGACATCAGCAGATGACCCCGATGAAAAGGCCACGAACCGCCACAAAAAATAAAAAATAACTGGGAGGGTATGCTCTTTGGGGCGGTGTCCGTATGTATAGTCCGGCCATTTTTTTCAATCTCATTTTTCTATACCCCAGCAGACACGGAATAAATCTCATTATCACTCACTCATAAGTTACTGAAATATTTCCCCAGTGAGTATCGCCAAGCAAGCGCGCCTAATCGCTAATAAAGTGATACTCAGATAAAAAGACAAAAATCATAATAATATAGACCTCATCGACCACGCAAGCCCAAGCCCCCCCCACAAGAGGTTAGAATAATTATGCAAGACAATCACTGATTGTTATAATTCATCCGATTTTGAAAGGCATCATTCGTTTAAAAACATTCAGACTGGCACAATGTCAAGACCATACAAAAGATTTTTTTTCACTTAAATACAAACTTCCTTTTAAACTACCGAGCTATTCGCAAATAAACCGAGAGGGAAAGACATTAACCAACTATCTCTAAAAAACGGTGCGAATACTAATATGGCATTGACAAAGCCAAAGACCCTCAAAGAAAAGAGGGCATTGCAGTTCGGGATTGACCTGCTGACAAAGTACGGTTATGGCTATACCGTACAAATCCCAGTACATCTCTTTGCGAGAGAACTGACGGCCAAAGGGTATAGAATATCCTTTATGACAATAATGTCGTACTGGCGTACCCTCATTCAGATGGGCTATACCACAAAGGAAATGGGAGCGCGTATCAATGGCGCTACATACAAACTCAACCGCTACGCCTTTAACAAACTCATCAACGCCCAGTAATGGAAAATCTCGGAAACACATTGGCCTTGGATTGTGCTACCCTTATGGGGTGGAGTGTGGCGGTTGAGGATAAATTAACCAGCTATGGAGAAACGCGCCTAAAGAATGGCGAAAGTGATTTGTGGCAATTCCTCACAGACATCACCGCCCAGTATCAAGTCACGCGAATAGTTGCAGAGGGCATATTCCTAAACCGCAATGTCAAGACTTTCGAGCGTCTTGCAAACTATCACGGCGTAATCAAACTCTTCGCCCAGCTAAACGGAATAGACCTCATCACCAAAGGCTATCAGCCTACAGAGTGGAAACGTACCCTCATCGGTGACGCATACGCCGACAAAGAGAAAGTGAGGAACTATATCAACAAGCGACTAAGAACACACATCCAGTCCGATAACATCACCGATGCAATCGGTATACTTGTTGCGTGGGTATTAAGACAGAGGCGCTAACAGTCCTCCCCCCCATAAAGGGGGAGGACATTATATAGTCTACACCTACTGTAGTAACATAGTCTGTATCGTATAGACATAGAATGTGTCGCATAGACGGAGTATGCACAGTATAGCCCCCCTATAGCGTCGCGCCCTAAAATCACGGGAACAGACCCTGATGTTACTACACCTATCGTAGTAACAGATTACATACAGACACCACATAATCAACGAATTAATGACCCGAACCCTTGCAGGACTGACGGAAATTTACTATCTTTGCATAGTCATAAGATACAATATTACCGTCCAGTCCGTAGAGGGATAGGGCGGTATTATCTATCTTATGACAAATAATTTTTATCTCTGTAACATCCTCACGGATTTTCAGCTCAAACTCTTAGACCTCATCCAGTGTCTAAGAGAGGACATCAAAAAAGCGGAGCTAAAGAACCCGCACCGCGACAATGAACCGATACTAACACTCCAGTACAGTTACATCGTGTCTTTGTTTGAATGCTCGCACGCCACTGTTAAAATCGCACTGGCCAGAATGGAGGAACTGGAGCTGATAACACAAGTTACTAAAAAGTACAACCAGTGTACCACCTATCGGTATAACCCCAGCGTCTACGCCTCATTAGTCAGACAGGAAAAGAGGCGCAAATGTACCTTGACCACTGGGCGCAAAAAGCAGCGCGAAGAGGTAACAGCCAGCAAAGTGGTGAGATATATGAAAGGAAAAGCTATCACCAAGGCAGAAAAACTTAGGAAAAAGCCATCTTAGAGGCTCGTAGAGCGCGTAAAATCTCTCGGATGAGGGATTGTATTTCTCGATAAAGAAAAGGCCGTACAGCGCATTATATGGCGTCGTACGGCCTTTTTAGTATCAAAGAGCCACTAAGGCCGTAGCGGGAATCCCCGCTACGGCTCGTTTTCAAGTAGTTATAGCTGGATAGAGCTAAAAATATGGGAGTGTGGCAACTGGAGAGCAGCCGACACTCCCACGAAATGAAACAAGCGGTTATCCGACATTAGAAACATAATGCTTTTGTAGCATATTCACGGAGGTACCACCATTCAAGGCTATCCTCATTAAATTAGGGCTTTCACCCATACAAGCGTGCGTTAGAGCGGAACGCCTAAAGGTATAGAGCGTTAGGTCAAATTCTAATCCTAAGACCCTTTGAACTTTTTTTAGCCACACACGAATCATTTCGAGAGCGCGGTTTTTGCGATTGTTCCAGTTGTTCCAACTTTTAGCGTTAGTATAATCCCAGTCGTGTTCATTCAACGCAAAGGGAAATATATAACCCTTAGAACTCTTGCCCTTGTATTTGGCAATAATCTGCAATGCCTTTTCAGAAAGTTCGGCCTTTGTGACTTTATCGCGGGACTTGGAGTTTTTTTTCTTTTCGGCCACATACCTCAAGTATGTCTTACCGTTCTCGGTAATTATATTGTCAGTGTGGGCGCGTATGCAATCCACTGGACGTGTTTTGAGTTCATAAAGAAACATACACACATCGTGATATAGTTCCTTGTAGAAATCAGCCTTAACGCCACTTGGGGGGATTTTTGATAAATCCAACTCACAGAACTGGCGGTATTGCTCCAGCGTTAGAGGGCACAGTTTTTCAACATCATCAGTCAAGGGCGCGCTATCGGCGTATCGGAAACGGAGCGAGTTATCATTTAACTCACGCTCAAACGCCTTTTTATGGACTTGCTTGAATAGTTTCATCAAGTTATAATAGTTACTCCTACCCTCATTATCAGCAAGAGAGAGAACAAAGTTGCCGAACTGGATGAAATGACGGTTAGCAATATCGCCAATCGGAATGTTAATCAAATCTCCCTCACGTTCCAGTTTATGCAACAAGTTAACATAAGTTTGATATGCACGCGATGGACGCTTGTTGTTTTTTCCGTTCCTCATCTCATCTATTATTTGAGAGAGAAACCCGCCGAGTGTCAACACATCATCAGGCGCGGCGCCCAGTTTAAGAGCGTCGATGAATTGTTGAGGGGTTGTAATCTTAGGGTTAGCCAACAGCTTATCACAAAGGTCGCACACCCTGTCCAAGATTGGATTATTAACTTTGGCCGTGTCTGTCCCGCTCTTGAACCGTTTAGCCTTTTTATCCCAAAAATCAAAATTTGGATTCGTAATGCCGTTAATGGGGAACGGCTTACGCCCAGTGGACTGGCCTTTATAGCCAACTACAACGCATAGCACACCCTTTGCCACACTGGGAGCAGAGGGTGTGAGAGTGTAATAAATTTCTTGGTTTGCCATTTATTTTTCCATCGTTTGGCAATTAATAACGATTCTTAGACCTTGCGACCCGAACAAATTCGCTCGATTGTTAGTCCTTAATCGGTTTTTAGAACAAACGGTTTTTAAAATTTCAAAGCCGTTCACGGTGTTAACCGCCTAAAAATCCGTCAACTGCAAAAGGTCCAACCTTTAGTATAAAAGATTAGACCCTTTGGTAGTGGAGCTGGAGGCTCTACTGCAAAAATATCCATCCAATTTCACTCGTTGTAACTGACTTTCTTTTCAGCGATTTACGATATAATATTGACGGCTTTACTTTCATAGACTTTCATTCATCTTCATTTTCCTGCCCCACATTTTGCCCCACGTCTGCCCCAGCATTATCAAAGGCACTCATTGCCCTTTTTGCCGTATCATCGACGATTTCCAAATACGGCTTCATGGCACGATAGTCGCTATGACCAGTCCATTTCATTACAATGCTTGGTGGAATACCCAACATAATGGCGTTGCAGACAAATGTGCGACGCGCTGCATGTGTGGATAACAATTCCCATTTGGGGTGAGTTTCGTCGATGCGGTTCATCCCCTTGTAGATTGTTATAGTGACAGGCGCATCAATCTTGCATTTCTTTCCTATGATTTTGAGGTAGTCGTTCATCTTCTGATTTGAGATGACCGGCAAAACCTTGTCGTCAGGAAACACCACATGCTCATACTTTTTCAGAATAGCCTTGGAAAACTTATTCAATTCAATAGTCAACGTATCGCTCGTCTTTATCGTAGTAAAGGTAAACGATGTGCCGTTGAAATTTGAATGTCGAAGATTGCGCACGTCGGAATACCTTAAAGACGTGAAGCAGCAAAAACAGAACACATCCCGGACTTGCGATAGGTAATTCAGCTTGCCGAAATCGTAATTGTAAATGGTCATAAGTTCATCCCATGTCAGGAATATAACCGCCTTACGAGCCATCTTGAGCCTTACTTTCTGCAAAACAAATTTATTCATGCCCACGTAGCCCTTCTCCTGCGCCCAACGGATAAACGCCTTAATAAAACCTATATCTTTCTTTATCGTTTGATTGGAAAGACCTATGCGATTTTCTTTGTCGGGTATGGATGACAAATGCGCAATAAAATCAGTCATGCCGGTTTCTTCCAACTGCTCAAATGTCAGTGTTGGCGACATAGCATACAGGTGGCGGCGAATGGTCTTATTTTTCTTTAATGCGCTTTCACTCCAATGACCACTCCTAACATTATCCTGAATATACTTGTCGAAGATTGGAAAAATAGACTCGTCTTTGATTTCAACCGGTGCTTCTTTTTCTTCCGGTGTAGTCAGACGGGTAAATTCTTCCATAAACTGCTCCTTTGTCGGGACACAATCCTTTTCTTCAAACGACAAGAATATTCCGTTTATAAGGATTTCAAAATCATCAATATCACGGTTAATGGTCGCTGCCGGGGTCTTGTTCTTTCCGTGTACCGATTTGGCACGACATCTTTGCAATGATAGCTCCCAGTATTCCGGATTTACATTATGATTTACACTCAAGCGCACACGCTGACCCTGCCAAGTGACAACACACCTTAATCGACCCTCCGGCTGTTTGGCTTTCTTGTCGGATTTGGCGGTCTGCTTCCTGACCTCTACGATAAACGAGATGCTACGCTTGATGGTAATCATGGCGTTGTTCCTTTCTATACCTTATTTATATCATTGGCTTGCGTGTAAATGTATCCGAGGACTGTGAAGATGCGACGCACGGAGTCAATAGGAATTTCAAACGGCTCGTAAATCAACTTACCGTCGGGGTATGTCGCGCAATTAGATGAATACAGGGCGATGTGTGCTTCATCCTTGCCTTTTTGAACGCGCTTGACGATGCTGAACTCGTTTGTTTCCACAAGGTAGTTATTGCCGGGTATAAGTAGGTTTGTATCGACTACGCGCTTCAATACGAGGATACACCCGGTAGGATACTCCACCATGTTGTCACTGGTGTTTCTTATCGCCATTTCAGCCTTTGGGAAGCAAGACCCCACATTTATTATATCAGCACAACGACCGCCCTCCTTATTATTCGCAAGCTCATCCGCGGAGTCGTATAAGGCAATCATGCCGGCGGCTTCGCTTTGCGTCATCGGGCCACTTTCAAACATAAGCCATTCGCGCCTTATTTCAGGGAACGCTTCAACAATCTTGTTGGCCAGCTTTGCGCTGATGCCGTGGCGACCGCTACGTATGTCGGTAAAGGTCTGCGCAGACGCTAAACCAACCCTTGCGGCCAATTCTTTCCATGTCAGACCTGTCATCTGCTGAACTTGGATAAGTTTTTCTCCGTCAGTCATAGAGTTAATAATTGTTAAATACTGATTGATGCTATTGCCAAATCAGTTTTTAGTTGTACTTTTGCGGTGTCGATACTGATTTAGAACTTAATAAATACTGATTAAGTGATTGATTAAGTCCTTAATCTATTGTGACAACAAAGTTAATACTTATTTTGATTATAAACCAAATGGAAATTAAGAAAATTAAACGCGGCGACAGATTGCAAGTAGCCCTTATAGAGCTATCAGTAGGCGAGCGTGTCAAAGTGCCGTATCGCTATTTTTCTGAAAACTCTATCCGGTCAACCGTTTCACAGCTCAAGGTAGGCAAGCCCTTGGATTTCGATATAAACACGCAGTCAAATGTGGCGGCCATCATAACGAGGACAGCATGATGAGTGAGGTAGGAACTTTCGCAATCGGTCTTGACACGCCTATTCATTTGCTGACACCGCGCCAGCTTTTTGAAATGATGACCGATTGGCAAGCGAAGACCCCAAAAGCAGAAGAAAAGCCACAACGACCGGAACGATGGTATGTGAACAGCATCGGCGAGCTTGCCAAGATACTCGGAACATCGGAGTCAACGGTCTATCGCATGAAAGCCGACGGCGTACTTGATGACTGCATCAGCCAGTATGGGCGATGGATGATGATTGATGTTGACAAGGTGCTTGAAAAATTTAAGCTGTCTAACCGACGGCGCAGGAAATAGGGTGAGCCAAGAGAGGCAGTCCTTTGGCGAAAGCCATAAACACTAACATTCAAAGCCCGGCTAAATGCAAGCAAGCCGGGCATCTGAAAGAATAGCTCAGTTGGCAGAGCGGACATCAGTAAAACGGGGCAACCATGGAAATCCTCGTGGGGATGTCAGGTCGGTGGTTCGAGTCCATCTTCTTTCACTAATGCAAGGCCGGAAGCAGTAAGACGGCACTAATAACTCACCAATATGATGGAAGACATCAAAGGGTACGAGGTCGCACGTTTGCAAGACCCAACACCTATGCAGCTCGTTGAAACCATCGACAGCGCAGAAAGAGCCAACATCGACATTCAGGTCAGCACGGCTCACGCCTACCCGCGTAACTTGTCGCGGACAATAAACAACTCAATCGCCATCGCAACGATGGATAGGGAAACCGCCCAGACTTGCGGCTACGCCCTGCCACGTGGCGGTAAACCTATCACCGGCCCATCGGTACATTTGGCGAAAATCATCGCCCAGCAGTACGGCAACATGCGCGTGGAAGCACGTGTCGTAAACGTGACCGGCTCACAGGTAATCTCGCGTGGTACGGCGTGGGATTTGGAAAACAACTATGCCGTAGCCTTTGAGGTGCGTAGGTCAATCCTCACATCAAAGGGCGCACGTTTCTCGGAAGATATGATTACCGTTACCGGCAATGCCGCAAACGCAATCGCTTACCGAAATGCCGTCTTCGCAGTAGTGCCGAAATCAATCACCGACAAGGTGTATAAGGCGGCGCAGGAATGTATCACCGGCGACCTTTCTGACGAAACCAAACTCATCAAGCGTCGTGATGCGGCCATCAAGTATTTCAATGACCAGTATGGCATTACCGAGGAAGAGGTAATCAAGCTCTGCGGCAAGCAGACGGTCAACCAGATAGGCGCGGAAGAAATCGCCCTTTTGCTTGGTATTCAGCAGTCGCTCAAGGATGGCGACACAACCGTAGACGAGGTAATGGCTCCCATCCGCAATAGCAAGGAGGCAAAATCAAGCAAGCTCACCGAAATGGCTAACCGCGCAGCCAAAGGCGCAAAGAAATCGCAGACAGCCAACCAGCCCACCGAGGCGTCGGCTGAAACAATCGACAAGGAAACGGGCGAGGTTAAGCCTGCCGAAAATGGCGGTATGCAAGCCCCTAACCCTCAAATCTAATAAGCTATGTCAAATCTGAATTATAATCAGGAACAGCGCACCCTTGATTGGTATCGCGCTCGCCTCGGCTACATCACCGGTAGCCAAGTTGGTACGCTTATGAAAAGCGGAAGAAGCAAGGATAAGGTATTTTCTGACACTGCGCTCACCTACCTATATCAGCTTGCGGGGGAACGCTCCCTTAATGCCGAAATGGTCAAAGATGACGAAATGTTCAGCTACTACATCGACCAGACGAACACGCAGTCAAAAGCTATGCGCTTCGGCACTGAACAGGAAGAAAATGCACGTGCAATGTATATCACACTGACGAAACGCGATGTCAAGGAGGTAGGACTTTGCCAGCACCCCACAATCAAGTATCTCGCATCTTCACCCGACGGAATAACCGCCGATGGCGACATGTTGGGCTGCATAGAGGTTAAATGCCCCACGCTGTCAACGTATAGCAAGTATGTTGCCGAAATTCATGACAACGAGTCGCTCAAAAAAGTCAACCCGGACTATTACTATCAGTGCCAGAACCACATGGCCTGCACTGGTGCGGTATTCTGCGACTTTATTGTCTACTGCCCATTCGTGGAAAATCCCATCCACATCGTGCGCATCTCACGCGACGAAGAAGCCATCGCCCTTATAATGGAGCGTGTGGAACTCGCCGAGCAAATCATCGAAAGCAATTATTCACAACTTAATCCCCAAAGAGCATAACCATGGCCGACAACAATTCTATCCTGACAGGTAGCATCTGCCTGACGGACATCCCCAAAAGCCAAATGAAGAAAGTCATGTGCAAAGACGGCAAGGAACGCATCTTCTTGAATGTGGCCGTCATCACGAAGAAAACGCCCCGGACTTTCACGAACAACGGCGTAGCACGCACGTACACCCATTTCATCTCCTGCGCACCCAAAGAGGAAGAGCGCATTGATGGTGAAAACTACATCTTGGGCGACCTTGAAACACGTGTGTTCACGCCCCAAAGCCCGACTGCGGAAGACATCGCCGCCGCGCCCAGTGTCGCGCCCAACGAAACTCCCGACCCGCCATTCTAAATGTCAACCCGGCTACATCATGGAACACAATCCATGGTGTAGCCACAATTATTATCACATGCCGATGGCCAAGTCATTATCACACATCTTCAAGGCATTTCAAAAAACGAGCTTATTCGGAAAATGGAATTTCAATAAGCTCCTACGACCCGCCGATAAACCTGTCGCCGGGCTTAATCTTACAATCTATTCTGACAAGATGGAATGTACGATTACCGGCGATGAGATTAAAGTGGGCGGTGCGCTTGTAACCTTAATGTTGCGCCATGAAAAAGCGCATAGGATAATCAATAACGCAGTCGTAGCAGTCAATCGTGAAAAGGCACGTCAAGAAGCGGATAATGCCTTTAATGGCTTGACGGCTACCTTTAATCCAAATTAAATATGTTATTTGAAGCAAAATTAAGAGTCGAAAAGACCCTTGACTCCGGCGAACAGAAAGAGGTCAGGGAACACTACATCATGGATGCCGAACTATTCGCCGAGGCAGAAAAGATGATGTTTGAATTATATCCCAATCAGACCATCGACGTGTTTAGCGTCGCCCGCAGCGACATCAGGGAAATCATCAACGAAAAGGAAGAAGACAAGCCTTTCTTCAAGGCTACCGTCATTGACGTGTTTACGGATGATGAAACCGGCAAAGAAAAGGAAACCAAATACTACATGCTTGTATGCGCCGAGAACGTCGTAGAAGCTACCCTGCTTGTAAACGAATATCTCAAGCAAGGATACAATCTGCGCCTTGACGGAATAAAGCGTGTGAAAATTCTTGACTATATCCCGTATCAGCCGGCATAATCATACTGCGCCATGTGTACTCCCAATCAGATAGTGGATGTGGGTTGGATACGCCTTTATCGCAAGATGACGGAATGGCGTTGGTATGGCTTGCCGAACATGATGGCTGTCTTCATTCATCTGCTCCTAACGGCTAACCACAAAGACGGTTATAGCTTCGGTGTGGAGATAAAAAGAGGGCAAGTCTTGACATCGGAAGACGGCATTATGCGCAGCATCCGCATCAAGCGCGGAGCGTTGCGTGAATGTCTAAAAAAATTGGAACAATCTGGCGAAATTGTCAGAAATACAACCAACCGATACTCGCTAATAACTGTCTGCAATTACGATAGTTACCAAGGCGGAATAAAGGCTAACAACCAGCAACCCGCCATCAGCCAACCAACGACCGAACATCAAGAAAACATCGAGCCGACATCAGCCGAACATCAGCCAACCACAAACAAGAATAATAAGAAGAATAAGAATGATAATAATGAAAGAAAGGAAGAAGAGAGTATAACTCTGCAAAAAGCCAAGGAAGATTTTGATGCTTTTCGCAAAAAGTACCCCGGAACGAAGCGAGGGCTTGAAACCGAATTTGCAAATTTCAGAAAGAAGCACAAAGATTGGCGCGAGGTTATCCCTCTTTTGATGCCGGCGGTTTTATCCTACATCCGGCGAATGCAGGGAAGACCGCCCGAATACATCAAGCACCTCCAGACATGGATTAACAACCGATGCTGGGAAATTGAATACGGAAACAATAACACAACGACAAATGGAAGCAATCGAACTAATCAACAGAATGGTATATCTCCAGCCGGATATGGCATCCAAATGCCAGACGGAACTGAATATCATTAAGACAGTCTTCTTTGACACCCTTAAAAGTGTCTGCCATGATTTTGTCGTTGACGATGACAACCGCGCAATCGTAGGCGACTTATTCAACTGGTGCATACGGAACACAAACGGCCATCTTGACCCCCGCAAAGGCTTATGGCTTTACGGCAATATAGGAACAGGCAAAAGCACATTGATGAAAGCCATAATCAAGTTTGCCGGCGATTACTGGCTACGCGATAGCGGTGAACACATCAAGCCACGATGGAGCAACGTGCCGATGTTCTGCGGAAGATATGCGATTGACGGCTTCTCGGTCTTCGATAGCATCCCTATGGGTCTTGATGAGCTTGGAACGGAAATAGCCCCCACAAACCATGTAGGCAATAAGCTGAATGTAGTGGCGCATCTGATAAACACCATCTACGACAACAACAGCGACATCCCCTATATCGTGACCACCAATCACACGCTCAAGGAAATACTTAATCTTTACGGCGCGAGAACGGTAGACCGCATCGGTCAGCTTTTCAACCTTGTTGAAATCAAAGGTGCGACAAAACGCGATACATCTGCGATATGGAAACTCATAAAAGAAGAAGACGAAAGGAGTAAAAATCCCCAATGAAATCTTATAGCGACTTTGGTATAGACATCCCATCCGGGCGCAATAGCGGCAAGATGAAAGTCATCTGCCCCAAATGCCATGACCAACGGAAGAATAAGCGCGACAAGAGCTTATCCGTGGACTTGGATAAGGGCGTTTGGCATTGCCATTACTGTTCTTGGAGCGGAACTATACATGTTGGCGAAAGGTCGCATGATGATAAGCCGAAAAAAGAATATCGCAGACCCACGGCTCGCCCTATCACCACATTGTCGCGCAGACTCGTTGATTGGTTTAACAAGCGCGGAATATCCGAGCGTGTGCTTAAAGAAATGAAAATCAACGAGGGTGAACACTTCATGCCGCAGACCGGTGCGAAGATGAACACCGTGCAGTTTAACTACTATTTGAACGGCGAACTAATCAACGTCAAGTATCGCACCGGCAATAAACTCTTTACGCTTGAAAGCGGTGCGGAACTGATACCCTACAATCTTGATGGCATAGTCGGTCAGCGCGAGTGCATCATAACCGAGGGCGAAATGGATTGCCTTTCTTTCGTGGAAATAGGTAAAACAAACTGCGTCAGCGTGCCGAATGGTGCGAATAATAACCTTTCATATCTTGATGATTTCATCGATGGCTGGTTTGAAGATAAAGATGTCATTTACATAGCATCCGACACGGACACCAAGGGATTGCAGTTGCGTGAAGAATTAGTGCGTCGTTTCGGAAGCGAGCGTTGTCGCATTGTTACCTACGGCGATGACTGCAAGGATGCAAACGAGCATCTTCAAAAGTATGGAAAAGAAAGCCTTGAGAAATGTCTGCGCGAAGCCAAGGATGTCAAGGTTGATGGCGTATTCACGCTTAACGACTACGAGGAAGAGCTTGATTCAATCTACAAGGATGGTCTTAAAAAGGGTTTTCTGGTAGGTCATCCCAACTTTGATGCCTTGTGTAGCTTTGAAACCAAACGCCTCGCGATAGTGACCGGCATACCGGGTAGCGGTAAGTCGGAATTTATCGATGAGATGTGCGTGCGCTTCAATATCCTATACGATTTCAAGGTGGCTTTCTTCTCGCCGGAGAATATGCCTATGGAATACCATGCGGTCAAGATTATTGAAAAGCTATGTGGCAAGCGTCTGCAATCAGTAGACATCAACGGCGAAAGCATAACACCCGGACAATATAGCCACGCAAAGGAATATTATCGCGAGAACTTCTTTCACATCTTACCGGAAGACGGATACACGATAGACAACATTCTTGCAAAGGCGAAATACCTTGTCAGACGCAGGGGAATCCGCGTGTTGGTAATAGACCCATTCAACCGAATAGAAAACGAGCAATCAAGCAAGGAAAGCGAAACCCAGTATATCTCGCGTGTGCTTGACAGACTGACGAATTTTGCGCAGCAGAACGATGTACTTGTCTTTCTGATGGCGCACCCTACGAAAGTACGAAAGGACAACGGAAATGGCGGCGTGCCTACCATGTATGACATCAATGGCTCTGCCAACTTCTACAACAAAGCCGATTTTGGCATAATCGTACACCGCGAGCGTGATGAAAGTAAGAACTACACCCTTGTAAGGGTGGAAAAGGTCAAATTTAGACACCTCGGTACGCCCGGCGATGCAACTTTCAAATTCAACACCATCAATGGCCGATATATCCCGTGGAAACAAAGCGAAAGCGTAGCCGTGGATTTCAGAGCGGACATGGAGGATATGATAGTGCTGAAAGAACGCGATGCGATAAGTCAGCCGTCACTACCATCTGAACCGCCATGGGAAAACCTACCCGACACTCCGGCGGCTACATCCACAGCATCGACTGGCGGATTGTCATTCGCACCATCCCCGCCGCAAGCGGAAGACCCATTTATGCCATTCGGCCCGACTGACCCCGACGAGCCTTTGCCTTTTTAACCAAGTAAATCATTATCACAATGCAAAATATAGAACTTTTCAACGACCACTTTCAGAATTATAAGAAATATCTGAATTGCAAGGCACAGCTTATCATCGCCGATGTACCTTACAATCTTGGAATAAACGCCTACGCATCTAATCCTAAATGGTATATCGACGGTGACAATCCTATGGTCATGGCTGACCCGCGGAAGAATTACGGCAGGATGCAGCCGTCGGCAGAGTCATCGCCTACGCTTTTAAGCACCGACTATAAGTCACCGCATTTGGTGGTAGAGCCAACGGAACAAGGCGTTCCCAGCGAGGTCGCACAGACAGCCGAGCAGTTGCGCATTATCGCATCTGCCAGTCGCGGACAAGAGGTTGGCGTAACCATTAATCCCGATTTCAGCTTACGCCCTCACAAGCTGAATAAAGCCAAAGACGGAATAAGCGAATATTGCACGGACTACGACGAGGGTATTGGGAGTACAAACATATCCGCAAGACCCAATAGCGTGTATGGAAAGACCACACGCTTTCGTATCCGCAAGCTGACACCCCGCGAGTGCTACCGCCTCATGGATATGCCGGAAGAATACATCGACCGCTTGCTTGCGTCGGGCATATCAAAATCCCAGCACTACAAGTTGGCCGGAAATTCAATCGTTGTGGCGTGTCTTTACCATATCTTCAAAAGTCTTTTCACAAATGAAATCCCAGAAAATCAGCAGCTATCCCTTTTCTGACATGCTCGGCAATATAGAATTACCGGACTCCATCAAAGCAGAAATGGAAAAGCGCGGCATCAAGCCGATATTCACGAAGCCCCTAATCGACACCGGGCTTCAAATCAAACCCCGTGAGCCTATGCGTGAGCGCGAATTGTCTACGGAAGAATTTCTCAATCTATTCGACCGCAAGGAGTCGCTCAAGATGGCGTATGTACCGCATTTTATGACGCAGTGCGTCATCCACTATCTTGACTTGCTCGTGGAATATGCCCGTGCCAACCGGCTATCGGACTACAAGAAGCATACACGGAAGCTCAAGGACATCAAGGCTGAATATTTAGAAGCCCTGCGCCACGAAATGCCTCCGCACGTCTTTCAGAAATTCCTTGACCAGCGCGATGAATATCTAACAAGCTGCGGCGCAAATCTGACCCTTATGTATTTCACATTCGGAAATCAGATTTTGAAAAGGTATGGCCGCATTAACCATGAAGCCCTCTATTGCTACGCCAACATCATCCTTGCTTTCATCAATTACGTGGAAGACTTTGACAGGGATGTGAACAAACGTATAGCGGAAAAGATGGGTATGCCCTGCCGCAATCACGGCGATGCCCGTCTGACCGCAATCAAAGGCGTATGCAAAGACATTATAAAATCCTATCCCTTGGAAAAGAACGCCGACACTGACCTTTGCGTCGGTGTTATGGCAAACAAGGCTGCAATTATGATTAACAATATGCTATAAACTAACCTCTTCATCACAAATGGAAAAAATAATCATCGACATCATTGATAAAAAGGCGGCAAGGCAATATGCAAGGCTGACACCGACCAAACGCAAGGCCTATCGTGCCATGCTTTACGCAGGAGCGCAAATCACGCTGAATGGATGCTCGGTTAGGGAAATTGCCCCTGAAATCGGCTATTCAGAAAGTGGAACATCCAAGCTGGCGCAAAAGTGGATAGAGCTGATGCGAGAGGGTGATGTTACAGTCAACCTGATTATTTCTGCCATCCACAAATTACCGACAGGCAAGCGTTTTCAGCACGGAAAGACGAGTGAACCCAATCCCAAACCAAAAGCACAGGCAATACCCAAGCGTGAAACACACGACCCGGAGCCAATCCCGGAACCTCTGCCGAAGCTGAAAGCAATCCAGCCCAAGGTCAAGAAAGTACTCGGCTTTATCATAACGCCGGAAGACGAGCTGCGCGAAAGGGCTGCGAAACGAGCCGCCATACTTTTTATGCAGTCATACGGAAAAGGAAGACAACCACGTATGCACGGCGAATACTACACTCCCGGCACTAATCCCAACAACGACCGCGAAAGCAAAAAGAAATGGCTACCCCTTGAAACCGCAGCCCTATATTATGGGTGCAAAGCGGAATACATCAACAATGCCGGTCAGTGCGGCATCATTGAAAGGCGTGTCTACAAGCGCAATGCCAGCCGCAACTATTATGAGTATAATGTCGCTGATTTAGACAAATTTATACGCGACAACCATCTCCTTCAACAACGTAATCACCTCAAAGAACGGAAGATACCAAAGAGCAAATAAGAGTTAAAAATCTTGTTTGCTCGGTATTTTCTCTTGCATAATTAAAGTAAATGCTTTAACTTTGCGGTGTAATAAATAAAGTAGTAACTTTAATTAATAACTTAATACCAACATGGATTTATCCACAAATCAAGAGCCAAAAAAGGCTACAAAGGTCTGCACAAAGTGCGGGCGCGAGTTGCCGGTTGACCAGTTCAGCCGTCGCAAGACATCCCCAGACGGATTACAGCAGTGGTGCAAGGCGTGTCATCGCATTGCTAACAAACAGGCGAATAGCAGACGCCAATTACCCCCCCCCATCAAGGGCGACCCATCATCACCGCTTGCGGAATTTACACCGCGTCAGCTTATCGAAGAATTGCATAACCGTGGCTATCGCGGCGAGCTTCAATACCTCTACACAATCAAGGTCTGAGTTATGATAAAAGAAATAAAGCCGGATATGGTGGAAAAGTGGGCTGAATGGCTTGACCACCAACCCAAGAACGAAGAGCTGAATGATGAACAGATGGAAACTTTCATCATGGCGGCTATGCACGAAAACGACATCGAAAAGAACGCATAGTTAAAAGAAGCGGTGTTGAATGGTGGGCCATCACTGGAACGAATGTTTTACAACCGCGTCAAGTTTTGCCATACATACACCATTACTTTTGCCGTGGCGTTTGCCATCGCAAGTATCGCCCGGACTCCCGGCGAGATAACGATGTATGCCAACTATCTGCAATATAAAGCAAAGAAGATGGGAAAGGGCTTACTGCGAATGAATGACATCGGGATGCACATTTTACCCTGCGGTATATTTTCACGCGAAACAATGCGCGAGGCGTGGGATAGGCAGAAATGCTCACATGAGCTTGGCTCTGACAATATGCTTGACCACTATCAGGCGCAAGGAACAATCGAAATAAAGCCCAAAGAATGAAATGGATATACACCAAATGCCACTCTTTTGAAGAAGCAAATGCCCTCGGTCATTTTATAATTGGCAAAGGCTACATGGGTGTTCAGAATGATAGCTATCGGTATTGCGAAGACCACATTAGATGGGCTTTGGAAACAAATATCCGACACCGGCTGGAGTTTTGTTTTGTCGGTGTAAATGGTTGCCAGCTTGTAGTTGGAGCGCATAAAAAGGCGATGCGTAAGCAAGGCGCGATGCGCTACATAGAGAAAGAGCGAGTGTTTAAGGAATTAATAAGCGAGATATGAAAAAGATATGTTTCAGCGAAAAGTACGGTCTGCACGAAGCTGTTCTTGCGGGTCGGAAAACGCAGACAAGAAGACTGATACCGCAATCAATCCTTGACAAGATTGAGGCGTTTCAGCATTGTTACTACGAGGCCACGTTTGACCGCCTTGATGGAATAGAATTGCTTGAGCATTATTTCATCGTTGAAGCTACCGGTAAATTACCATTCAAAGTAGGTGATGTCGTGGCTATCGCAGAAAGGTATAAGGATGCCAATATTCATTTCATCCCGGAAGAGGATGATGAATTTGGATGCTATTCTTTCCCCGCGGAACAGACAAAGGGGTGGGATAACAAGATGTTTGTCAGAGCTGACCTTATGCCGCATAGAATACGCATCAAGAGGGTATGGTTTGAACGTCTGCAAGACATATCCGATGAAGACTGTATCGCAGAGGGCGTAATAAAAGAAACGCGGCGCATCGCCACCGAAGCGGAACAATATTTGACGCATTACTACCCATGCCAAACGCTGAAAGATGCCGCATCGCAAGTCGGTTGGGGCGTAACGTATGCAACGCCAAAGATTGCATACTCGGTCTTGATAGACCGAATATCCGGCAAGGGAACGTGGGATAGAAACCCCTATGTAATTGCCTACGAATTTGAATTAGTAAAATGACAAGGATTATAGCAAATTGCAGATGCGGAAAAGTTGCCATCATCCGAACAACGAACGCCTTTCGTGTACCGGAATTGCTGTGTAAGCGTGGATGGCGCATTATCGACCAGTTGAAAAGCTCCTACGACATAAAGACAAATTGGATGTGTCCGATGTGTGCGAAATTACACGATAAATACCTTAAAAGACAATAATATGAACCCCCAGAACGAAGAAATCAGGAAAAAGGCGATAAACGACCTTTTGAACGCAGACTCATTTATCTGCGTAACCGTAAAAGACAACAACCTTGACATGGCATCACTGACCAACCCGGAACGGCTTGGAATGATGCTTTTGTCGATTATGCGCAGCAATCCGGCTTTTGCAAATAGCGTCAATCTCGCCGCCCTTGCCTACGCACAGGAAAAACTACACCATAATACTAACTCAAATCAGCAATAATCAGTATTTAGTGTGGTTTTTACTTGGTGGAATAAAAGTAATTACTTAACTTTGCAGTGAAAAGATAAACCAAAAACTTGTAACAGTTGAAAAAGAAGCTATACATCTCACTGCCGATAAGCGGGCGCAATCTTGATGATGTCAAGCGTCGGGCAGAATATCTCAAAAATAGCATAATATCGGAAGAATACGAGGGTGTTACACCTTTCGACATCTGCCCTGATAGCACCTTGCCCTATTCTGAACTGATGGGGCGCGACATCACCGGCTTAATGGAGTGCGATGCGGTTTTGTTTGATTTTGACTGGAACGAGTCAAAGGGTTGTCGCATTGAAATGGCGGTGGCGCAAAACTGCAACATCCGCATTTACAAACTTGCAGACGATAGGATGGTGGAAGATGCCGACCAACGACTTTTTACCATGCAACTGAACAAACGTCAGCTTGAGGTGCTTTCAGAAGCCTGCGACTGCCATTCACGAAACATCTGCGGACAGTTGGATGTAGGTTTGGAATTGGTCATTGAAAAAGCTATTGCCCGGACTTATAGCACGGCTGATTTTGAGCGTCGCCACGACATAAGGGAAACCGCAAGGATGCGCTTGTATGAAATCAAGTCACTTGTATGGGATTTAGGCCCCGGAACATCACATGGCGTTAAATACGATGATGCTGCTGACATTCTCTATGATATTCATCAGGTCATTAGGCATCACTTGTGGAAGCTCAAGCCACAACCAAAGTGCGACTATACAAATGATGCTTTCCCCGCTACTTTATTCGGAAGCCAGCCCGCAGTATCCATCAAAACCCTTGAAAGAGATGAATAACGGATTTATCATTGTCGCAGATGTAAGCTCATCGTATTTCTCGGTGGCGCGACACGCCGGCGGCGCAACAATCAATGGCGAGTTGTTCATCTACTGCCCGGAACGAGATATTCTGGTAAGGGATGACTGGATGAAATTCTACCGACGTATGCCGTGGGATGATTTCATCACAGCGGTCAAGGTCGGCAAGAAACCCATATTACCAAAGAAGCCCACAAAGGCGAAGAAAGAAGAAGAAACCAATCAACCATCACTCTTTGACCAATGAACATATTTGACAACATCCACGAATGGCTTGACAAGGTTGGAACATACCGAATGATAGTCGATACCATGTCGTATCAGCACACGGCTTTCATCGTTGAGGTGCGTGGGCTGCTGAAATGGCACGTCGTAAAAATCTTTATTAGCGATGATGCCGAGTACGCACGGAACTGCGCCCAAGAGCTTCTTGAAATGCTTGAAGAAGAAATTGAGCCTACGGAAACAAAGAAATAATGGCAAAGCAGAAAACAATATTGCACATGTTTGCCTGCGAGGTTTTCCCTCGGAGGTTGTATGTTGTCAAGAAGCCGACCGCCGGATGGCTTGAGAAACACTTTCAGACCATTGACGGCGAAAAGCTGACGGAATATACCGTGGATGATGCGAAAGCTGTGACGTATGGCGAGGTCTACAACATTGACACCATGAAATACGGCATACTTGTCGTGTTGTTGGAAAACGATATTTCGGTATCAGACTGCGCCCACGAAGCAACTCATTTCGCAATGGATATGTATTCTGCAATGGGCGAGGAAATCAACACCAATCACCAAGAAATTATGGCTTATCTTGTAGGCTATGCCACTGACTGCATCTATCAGGTAGCCAAGAACCGATATAAACCGATGTTTGATGGAAGCAGAGAAATACCCTAATCCCAAATTGCCGACACTGGCCATACACTATCAGTTAGGCGACTGGGTGCAGGAATATTCACGTATAACCGGCAAGATGTCACCGCCTATGTATATCGTGGCGATGCTCAAGGATACGCTTTATCTTGAAATTGACCCCGAACAGGGCGACCCCTTTGAGGTTGATTTGGAAGATGTGCGCCCCATCCCGCTAACCAAGGATTTTCTTATAAGCATTGATGCTTACGGAAAGCGAATAGTCAACGAAGAATATGGCGTAACGGAAACCGTGCCGGGAGTAATATCCAAATGGGATTTAAATGACTGGGTTGACATCCACAAATATAAAGACAAGTTCATTGCCAAGTACCACGGAAAAGATGACGAGTATCTTCATGTTGTCTATCTGCGATACGTTCACGACCTGCAACATTTCTATCGCCTTTTTGAAATCGACAAACCCGTAATTTTATGATATGCCCTGTCTGCAAAGGTGTCGGCATGGTAGATAATCCGCGCTCCTATGATAAACCATCGTGGAAATTGTATGAAGACGGAATACCCACAAAGATAGAATGTAAACACTGCGGTGGATATGGTTATAGGGTCAGCGATATAAGCGAAATCATCCCCACACTACGAATGGCGGTTAATGACCGGCGAGGTCTGACCGCAAAGGAAACAAAACAAATTCTTGATATACTAAATAACTGTAATGATGACAGCACCAATAAACGTAAAAATCAAACTTGAAGACGGAGGCATCCTGCCAACCAAAGGAACACCGGGGTCTGCGGCTTACGATGTTTATCTGCCGTGCGACTACACCATCAAAGAGGGGCGGCAGATGCTCCCCTTGAACTTTCGTATGGAAATGCCCGACGGATACGAAGCGATGATTGAACCGCGTAGCGGTTTCTCATCAAAAGGTATGGAGGGCTATCTATGCTTATGGAACGACCCCGCGACCGGTCAGCTCATGTCTACCGGCTATGGGCGTTATGACTGCGATGTAATCCCCGGCAAGGTGGATGCGGACTATCGCGGCATCGTTGGCGTTATCGTAATCAACAAGGGTAAACAATTCGTAATGCGCAAGGGAACACGCATAGCGCAGATGACCATCCGCAAGGTTGAAAATGCCGAGTTTGTGCTTGCTGATACACTATCGAATACGGAACGCGGTACTGGTGGCTTCGGTCACACAAATTCTATGTGATGGCTGCTGACACGACATTGACCATAACGCAGATTGAGCTTGGACTCGCGCAGTATTTCAACTATCGGAACAACGTCATTGTGCCGAAAGTGTCATGGGGTCTGCTTGACCATGAGGCCGACCTACTGATACTTAATAAAAGCGGCTATCTGACGGAAATTGAAATCAAGCGAAGCTGGGCTGACTTTCTTGCGGACTTTCGGAAGAAGCACACTCACAACGACCGCAAAATATCATGGCGTTACTACGCAGTGCCGGTATCCATCCTTGATAAGTGCCGTCAGAAGCTATCGGAAATTGACCCGGAGCGCACATGGGGCATCATCAGCTACGAGGAGTCATGGGATGGCTATTGCGTACCTACTATCGTCATGCAACCCTACAACATAAACTATCATTGTGGCGAAAAGAAGCTGTTTCTTGAGGAACAATTTCAACTCGCACGGCTTGGTGCAATACGCACATGGCCGTTAAAAGAAACCATAATCAGCAATGGAAAATAAACCCAACATCATCGTTAAGAAGCATACGGGCATAGAGCTTGTTCAGCTTGCCGCCAGCTTCACATCCGGGCATGAAAGCAAGATTACATTGAAACGGGCCTATAAGACGGAACATTCTATCATTCGCACCCAGATATTCTCGGTTGAGTGCTATGGAATACCCTTGTTTGTAAGCACCCATTTCATCCGTCACCACGTAGGCTCGCAGCCCTACCAGCTAACTTGTCGCATCGACCGACCCGGTGGCGGCAATCCCCATCTGAAAGAGCGCATCAAAGAGGTCAACGAGTTGCTTGCCAATGGAAAGATTGGGGAGGCTTGTGACATCCTTGACTGGCTTGCCGAAAATTCAGACCGATACACCAAAGTCAATCTTTTGCTTTTTGCAAATGCACAGGCTTTCATTGATATGGCTAAACTGCGCCTTTGCACCATGGCATCACCGGAAACACGCGAGCTATTCGGTGTCATCAAAGCCAAAATCGCAGAGGTAGACCCGGATTTAGCACCTTTCCTTGTGCGGAAATGCGTTTACCGTGGCGGTATCTGCTGCGAACAAAGATGCTGCGGCTACAACAAGACCGAAATGTTCAAGAAAGAATTGGAACAGTACAAGCTATTATTCGTGAACTGATATGGCGGCGGAAGAAGACAATGGAATACATTACATACAGTTTCAAGATGAAGTGTGCCGGCTTCGCTATATTATCAAGAAATATAAGGAACATGATAAGAAGCGTAACCGATACATGGCGCATCTTCAACGTATGTATGACACTCAGCGCGAAAAGGTAAAACGGCTTGAGGCACTAACGGAACGTCAGCATGAAGAAATAGACGAGCTGATGGATGCCTACAATGGCGCAAAGCCTTTAATCGCTGACAGGGCGCACAGGGCGTATGTCTACGAATTAATCAAAAGGTCTACCGAGTCATCAAAGAATAAACGCACTGCTGACTATCTGACCGAAGAAAACGGAAGATTAAAAGAAGAAAATAACGGCCTCAAGGAGCGCATCAAGGCTCTTGAGGCAGTAATAAAATCACTACACAATGGAAAATAGCGACCGCATAATTGATTTCAGCAAAGACATGGCCGGCAATGAAAATACCGATGCCATTAAATTCAGGTCAATCGTGGAAGCGATGACTGAAAAGTATGTCGCCAAAAATCACGACTACGGCAACTCGTTTTCGGAGTCCATACAGGAATTTGGCGGCAGAATGGGCATGGTGGTGGGCTTCGCTCCTATCATGCACAAATTCAATCGCGCAAAGAACATCATCAAGGGAACGGAAGCTCTTGTTATCGACGAAACCGTTCACGACACACTGCTTGACATGGCAAACTACTGCATCATGCTTGCAATGGAATACGATAAACTGAAATAAAATGGATGGCAAGGCATTTAAGACGTGGCTATGCGCCGCAATCTTCGCAATCGTTCAGATGGGCGCAGACACGATAAAAGCGGCGTACACGGAACATTATTTTCAGATGGTCTTGGAGGGCATGTCGATGCTGTTTATAGCTTGGCTTGTTTTCTGGGCATATCCTAAATTCAAACGCTCTTTTGGTAATGGATGACAATCGCCGCATACCACCACTAAACCTTGCAGCGGAAGCTGAAAGGATACGTCAAGCCGACATTCTATCCGGTATTTCAGAATACAATGGTATTCAGACGGTAATGTGTCGCCATCAAATATCGCGTCGCGTATTGAATGAAATGGAAGCGCAATATCTGGGTTTGCTCAAACCATCGGAGGATGAATTGTTGAGAAGCCACGGAATTACAAACACCCGTGAATTTGTCTTCAATGATGTCCTTGAGGGAATCGCAAATAAGCTGGCGACGGAGCTTATCCGGCAAGGTCTTATGTTTGTGGAAATAGCCGATAGCAAATACGACATCAACACATGCAACCTCACAGTGTCGGCATACGTTGTCAAGCCACCGATAAACCGCAAGCGATTAGACATTGACATATCGGAATAAACAAAGGGCGATTGGTTTTGATGCCGACCGCCCTTATTGTTTATGGCTGCTGATTAAAGTGTGCGATGCGCCGGGTTTGGCTCTTCAAACTTGAGCATCATGTGGCAGAAAGTTCTTTGTGCGTTCTGGGCGTATTCCGAGCCTTTGCCGCGATAGATAAGATGATAGACATCATCGCTATCCTCCGGCACTTGCAGGGTAATCTCGCCCTTATACATTAAGGCTAAAAAGTCTTTTTTCTTCTTTCGGAAATCAGTCGGGCTTGAACCGGCAAGTGTGAAATCAAGGATGACCTCTCGTGACGTATATTTAGGCTCGTCTTCCACAACGACACGCTTGCCGGATTCAAGCCTTGACTCGTTTTCGATGTTTTCCTTGAGGGTCAGTGGCTCATTCAGCGCATCAAGAAAACCCTCGCCCATGCGCACCCCGTAGTCTTGATAGATGGTGCTGCTTCCGTTGATTCTTATTTCAGGTAGTGTTGCCATATTAAAGATTTTTCGTGTTCTTTTTGATTTCCGCAATGTCAGCCTGCATGGTCTGGATGGGCTTCACAATCGCACCGGTGTTTTCGCTGATGGTTTGCAGTTCAATGTAAATCTTGGCAAGCTGACGCTCTATGTTGTCCTGATGAACATTGAAACGGCTATATTCCATCGCTATCTGGAGTAATTCGTCGTTAAGGTCAGCAAGCGACATCGTGTGCTGGCTTTCGCTTGAACGGATAGACTCCACGGCAATCTGCAAGGCGGTAAGTCTACCCTCAATGGCATTACCGGTGTCTTGCGACATTCCTGCAAGTGTACGGCTTGATGACTGCTGCGTGGTTGAACCATCCCAGCCCATAGCCTTTTTAAGATTATCGCGGTCATTGACGGCATCGCCAACGATGTTATCCCATTGGTTTTTGAGTCGTTCCTGTTCTGCGGCGGTAAGACCATCGTTGTCGTTCATCGCATCGGAGAAAGCCTTGTACCATTCCTTAATTTTCTTGTTGTATTCGGAGTTCATAAGGCTATTGATAACGGCCTGCTGCATCATCTTTTCAAAGTTGTTGGTGAAATCTTCCGTGTCAGACTCCATATCAAGCAACATCGACTTAAATTCATCCTTGACGCTATCAAACGACACATCGGTAAGCGACTCGCGGAAAGCGTTCTCAAGCTCCTCAAGTTCCTTGTAGTATTCGATGTATTCATCCATGAACTGCGCGGCGTTCTTGTAACCGTCATCGGCAAGACCTTTGATTTTGGCGTAAAGGTCAGGTGCGCTCTGTGCTATCTTCGCCATCTGCTCGGATGTGAGGTTCCAAAAATCACCGGCACTACGCACCGACTTGTCGACGATTTGGGATATACGCGACCAGTCGCCACCGCTCATGCCCTTGTTAATCTTGTAGTTTGACGAGTGATGGCCACCAATGCCAAGAAAGCCGTTTGAATACGCAGCTCCGGAACGTGCCATCATCTCCTGTGTGTTGCCCATTGATTTTAGCAAGTCATCCCTTTGCTGTTGATAAAGTGCGCCCATATCCGCAGTCGCGGCATCACGCATTTCATCGGCAAGATTATCCACCGCTTTCCTTAATGCCTCATTGATGGCGGTGAGCCGTTCTATATCCTCTTCAAGGTTTTTATCGCTATCGCCATTACCCCACCAGTCGAAAAGACCGCCCATAGTGAATATGGATTTGAATATTCCAAGGATGCCTTTATAGAGGCTTTCGCCAATCTGCTTGAATATTTCACCAGAAAGGATATTGTCAATAATACCACTAATAGCACCGAAAACCGAATCAAGGATGGAAGATATAAGCGTACCGACACCATCCTTGAGTATGTCAAGAATTTTCAGCACTGCGGCAATAATCTGACCAATAAGACCGGCTTTTCCAAGTCCTTCTGTAAGTTCAGCCGGCAATTCTTTTGCGATTGTCGCACCGGCTTCTGCCATTCCCTCATTAAGTTCTTTTGTGTCTTTGCCTATATCCTTGAGGGCTTTAAGACCATCAACAGCACCTTTCAGTTGGTCAAATGCGCCCCATAATTCGGCAAGCTGGGATAATCCTGCACCACTTAGGAATGTGTAGATTTCGCTGACCGGCTTGATTACATTCTTTGCAGTCATCGACAGCATTGTGCCACTGCTTTGAACGCGGTTTTGTGCTTCCGTCATTGTTTGCGTATTCGCAGCCACAACGGTAGAATAATTATTAAGCTCTTGATTAGCGGCGGCAAGTGCATCATTGAAAGGTTTCAATTCAGCGTCTGACTTTCCGCTATTACGTGCTTCTGTGAGTGCGCGGTCTGCACTATCACGTGCGGCGGTCAGACGTGCCAGTTCTGCGTTAACCAAAGTATCTTGTTCCGTAGCAATGCGCAATTCATTAAGTGCCGTCTGGTATTCAGAAAGCGCAGATGACAAATCTTTCCAAGACTCGTTTGCGCCAAGCTGACTACGAATGTTTTCCATTGCACTGATGACCGTCTGCTGGTTGTCAGCTCCGGACTTTCTGAAAGCATCGGATTTGACGTATTCCTGCAACTGCTTGTATAGGGGTTCAAGCTGACCACGCATAATCACGCCTACATTATCGAATACGGAATACCAATCAATCTGACTTGTCAGAACCTTTGCTTCAAGGTCGCGCAGTTCCGTATCGCGTTGTGCCGTAAGCGTAAGCTCCTCGCCCTTGTTCTGGGCATTGCGTATCTTTTCGGCATATTCTTCTGCGATGGCGAGCTTCTTTTGCTGGAAAGTGCCATATTCTTTCAAATAATTACGCATCGCCTCCGCGTCAGCCCGGTAGACCTTTTGCAAGTCAGATGACTCGCCGTTTGCAATCAGCGAGCTTTGAGTGTCGTACCCAATATTTTCACGCGCCTGTCGTCTATAACCCTCGCGCATTTCCGCAAGCTGGGCTTCGGAGAATTGAGCGTAATACTGATATTCGCGCCTATTCTTTCCACCTTTCAGCCATTCTTGCATGGCGTTCTTTTCAAGAGTGTCAGCTTCCTTTTGCAGTTCGCATTCAAGAGCCTGACGCTTCTTTTCGGCAGTAAATTTGATAGTCGCAATTTCCTTTTCAGAGTTATCCTCCATACGTGCGATTTCAAGTTCACGCTGGCGGTTTCTTTCAGCCTGCAAAAGTTCAGCCGTGCGCTTTTCCTCTTCAAGCTGTGCCTTGCGAAGCTCGTATGCCCTTTGTTTGGGGTCATCCTTGCCTTTGTTTTTCTTAGACTTATCGCGTTTGTCAAGTTCTTTTATTTGTTTTTCGTAATATTTATAAAGTTCACTGCTTTGGTCAACCTTTTGCATCTGAGCATTGATAGACTTGCGAATATTGGCAAAATCCTCCGTAGTTTTGGCTGTCTTTATCTGGTTTTCAAGAGCATCCTTTATGGCTTTCATTGCCCCTGTCTGACTGCTCTTATTGGCGTTGTAAGCACCTACACGGAGGTCGTTCTTCAACTGCTGATATAGACGTTTGTCAACATCAGACATCTTTGATTCATTCAATTTGGTGCCATATTGGTCTATGAACTGCTGGAGAATTGCCGACTGTTCGGAATTAAGTTGATACTTTTTACCCTCTAAAGAGAAATTACTGCGTAAACGCGCATTCTTTACAATCTTGTTATAAAGTGCCGCATCCTCTTTTGACATCTTTGTACCGGATGCAATTTTACCATCCTTTCCATATTTTGCCACAAGCGACTGAAGCTGCTGACGTTCCTCACCGGATGTATTCAATACCTGACCACCTACTTCTTTCAATGAAATCTTTATGTTATCAAGTTTGGAAAGTGCAATATCAAGATACTTGGTGTCAATGAAAGGTGTGGCAGTGGTATTGTCTATATCCTTGAGTTTATCCTCTGCCTTTTCCCCTTTCTGCGCGGTTTCATCAAGCGCAGTGTTATCGGTTGTGGGTGTTGCAGATGATTTGTCAACATCACCTATCTTTTCTTCCGCTTTCTGCGCGGTTTCAATCAGGGAATGAATATTTATGGGGTCAGTAAGAGGTTTGACGGGAGTCTTGTTTATGTCATCCACGGCATTGGATACCTTTGTCAATTCTTCCGTAAGTTTCTTTGAATCGAATGTAGAATAATCAACCGGTGGCGCAGCGACCTTTGCGCGTTCAAGTTTATCATTGACAGCCTTAGCATTAGCCTGCGTCTGCTTAATGAAATTGTCGGCAGTAGTAATCTGCTTGGTAAGTTCCCCTACCAATTTAGACGTGTCCTTAATGTCAAGGATATAATCTTCTGCCATACCCATAGCCTTTGCATGATTTTTCGCTTCCTCGTTGGCGGTCTTAGCGATATTATTCTGCAAGGACGCGATGCGCTTATGGAGTTCGGCCATCCGGGAGGCATCGGCATATTCACCCTTTGATGATTCCGCAGCATACTCCCTTTGAAGCTGCTCAAGTTCATTGATAAGCGGAAGCAATTCGGCTTTCTTTCTATCAACGGTATCTGCAATAATACGGGCAAAACGCTCTGCATTGTCCTTAGCATCCTTTTTGCTTTCATCCGCAATGCTTTCAGCCATATCCTTGACGAAATCATCACCATGCTTCTTTTTGTCTTCCTCATAGGAAGCGATGCGGTTTGCAATCTGACGGGCTTCACCCTCCTTTTCAATCAGGGCGATAAGCTGTGCGCGTTTCTCATTAAGTTGGTCAAGCGTATCTTTTTCTGAATCAATCTGAATGCCATGATCTTTAGCAATTTTGGTTAACTCTTCAAGGGAATCCTTATAAACCTTGCTTTCTTTATTTACGGAATCAAGAACAGCATAAAGGGTGTTGACATTGCTTTTTGTCTTGGATGCGGCTTCACCGAAACGCTCCATGTCTGCGGTTGTTTCTTCCGATTCACTCTTAAAGGTCATAAATAGACCGATGGCGGTAGTTAGTGCAGTAATTAACAAACCAATTGGATTTGTGGCTATCGCAACTTTTAAACTATCGATTGCTTTTTTACCGGCATTAACAGCACTATTCCATCCGTATTGCACAACAGTAGCAATCTTGTTCCCGGCAGTAGAAAGAGCCGTTGCGATACGTCCTCTGTCTGTTGCAACCGTATTTGTATTCTGGGCAGTGGTATTTGTATTGGTCGCGTTAGTCTGCTGAATCTGGGAAATAGTATTAGCTTGGGTGGTGGCGGTATCCAACTCAGTCTCGGCTATATGGACTCTTTTTGCAGAAGCGTCAAGCTGGGTCATCAAAGCATCACGTTCCATCTGAGCCGAGGCTAATCCCTGCGCTGCGGCCGCTTTTTCTTCCTCAGTACCGATTTGTTCAGCCATATCTGCCAATTCTTGAGCCTCGTCAACCTTTTCATTGGCGACTTTAAGAGCATCGTTTATTGCCGCCTGTTCTTTTTTTGCGGCATCAACGGCTGCTTGAGCTGCTTCCTTTCTTGCATCCACCTCTTTACGCAACGCCTGTATCTTTTCAGCCATCTCCTCGGAAATAGACCCGGTTTCAAGTGCGCCACGGACATCTTCATCAAACGCCATAAGTGCGCGTTGACGCTGATACTCCTCCATCTTGGCGATTTCCTCTTCAAAACCTTTAACGACTGCCTTGCTTCTTTCCTCCGATGCAACCTTTATGGCAAATTCACTTGCCATTGCGGATGCCTTGTAGATACCGAATGTGGCGATTGCTGTACCAAGTACACCACCTACCTTTTCGTAATTTTCCACCATCCATGTCGCACCCTGTATGACCTTGATGATTGCGTCTTCGGATTGTTTTCCGAGGTCGTTAAACATAAGGTCGGTAGCGTCGCCAAGCATCGACATCTGCCCCGTAATTATTGCGGTGGCAGACTGAGCCATGTTGTAGAATTTACCGCCCTCGGATGTGGCGTTGATGAAAGCCTGCTGAACCATCTCGGCGGAAATCTTGCCTTGCGACATTTCTTCTTTAAGCTGACCGATGGATTTGCCGGTATCTTTTGCTAACTGGTCAAGAGGTTGGAAACCAGCATTGACCATCTGCATCAGGTCTTGACCCATCAGTTTGCCGGCGGCTGACATCTGCGAGAAGGCGAGTGTAAGCGATTGGAAACGCTGCGCATTGCCCATTGACACATCGCCAAGGGCTTTCATAAACGGCAGAATCTTTGATTGGTCGATACCGAAGCCGAGCATCTTCTGCGCCGCGCCGACTGTTCCCTGAAAGTCAAGTGGCGATACCTTTGCATATTCAGTCAGGTCAGCCATCATAGCTTTGCCCTTGTCGGCACTGCCAAGAAGTGTGTTGATGTTTGTTTCCATTAACTGAAACTGGCCGCGAATCTGCGTGACCTGATTCAGAAACATTCCAAGACCCGCTACGCCGGCTATTTGTGTAAGGCCCTGTATTGGATCTGTAAGTTTTTGCTGTAAGTCGTTGACTGCGGCGATTGCTCCATTGACACCCTTGCGGATATTCATCTCAAGGGAAGCACCGGCTTGAGCGGCATCCAAGGCAAGACCACGGAATTTTGCCCTTGCAGACTGTAATTGTGCTTCAACAGCGCGAATGGAAGATATTGATGCTCCCGGCCCGAATGATTTAAGGCGGTTCTCAAGCATTGTTATCTCGGAGCGAAGTCGTGCGACCTCCTCGTAGTTGGAATATACGTCAAATGATAAAAGAGGCATGGCTGAGAATTGTTATTATTCAATCAGCCAATTTACCTCCAAATAGCGTGTTACACATTATTTTCCGCGCACGTATAACGTACTATCAGAAAAAAGTCGTAACTTTGTGCTTTGAAAGGCAAAGGGATGTGTGCAGAGAGGGTCGATAAACCAAAAAATCAACCCTACTGCCAAATGAATGAAAGTGCAAAAATCAACATCGGAAAAGTCGCCGCCTTGAAGAAGTTGCGCGAAAAGGTTATTGAACTTTCCGACGTAATGGAAGAATTAGGTGAGCCAATTCTTGATGACCTTTCTCTATTACCAAGAATTTACGAAGCATACAAACGTGTATTTTCCCGCCGTGGATGCCCCGACGAGGCTATGGCTGTGCGCAACCGCAAGAAATTCCTTATGGTTGTGCTTTATCTTTATTCGCCAAAAGCCCTCGCCGGCGACAGGATGCGTATGGGATTAAGAAAACAAGTGTCGGAATTGTTCGGCTTGACAACAAGCACCCCAATTTCCGACAACTGCTCCGGTCTAATCGTGCAATATCACGCCTATGCGGATTTTCGCAGAGATGTAGACCTAATTTTTAAGGAAGTATTCGATACACTCCCGGATGAACTTTTTCTTGTTGATTAGATAGCGGAATAACTCGGCAATTCAATAGCGTCAGACGGATAGCCCACCATCGCCAATGCTTCGGAAAGATATTCTCCCATACTGGCAATGGCGTTGCGCCCCGACATACCCAGCTCCCAAAAATACGACTGATAATCTTCCATCGTCTGGTTTAGGTCAAGATGATACTTGGCGAAAAGCTCCTTGATGATGGCGCAATCCTCATATCTTTCGGTAGACAGGGCATATTGGAAAATGATAGTCATAACCTGACTGCCATAATCCATCAACGCCTTTTCAAATTTACTCCGCCTCATCGCAGGGAACAACTTTAAGCACTGCGCCACACTTGGGGCATTGGAACTCATTTGTAGGCTTGTTGGCGCAGGGCGCAGTGGCACGGATGGCTTCAAGCTCCTCGTCGGTAAGAAGCAGACTCCAGACGGGAACACCCAAAGCATCGGCGACCTTTACGAATGTTTCAATCTTGGGCATTGTCGCGCCGGCAATCTGGTTAAGACCCACAGTTGTCATCTCAAGTTTTTCCGCAAGGTCTTTCTGCATCATACCGGCTTCTTTGATGCGCTCTTTGATTCTATTCTCCATTTCTTCCTAATTTGGTCGTTAAAGTAATCGTTATGCAAAGGTAGTAAAATAGGAATAAAGTTAAAGCGTTTACTTTGTTAATTATTGTTAAGACATAGAAAATACTTTAATTAAAATTTGGTGGATTAAATTATTCGCTTTAACGTTGCATCGTAATCAAAAACCTAATTAAAGTAAAAGATATGAAACTTATAACAAAAGCACTTGAGAAGACCTTTGCAAAGTATCCCCTGTACTCGCAGGATGGCAAAGGCAAGAACGCGGTAGTAATCGCAAAATTCTTTCTGCCGGGTAGCGGCTGGACTTGGTATGTAACCGAGGCAGAAAAGATGGAGAATGGCGACTATTATTTCTTTGGCTATGTTGACGGCATAGAGGGCGAGCTTGGCTACTTTACCCTGTCACAGCTTCAAGAAGTGCGCGGTCGCTTTGGATTGCGCGTTGAACGCGACATGTATTTCAACGTAGGCAAGACCACACTTGCAGAAGCCCTCAACGAGGTTGAATACGCAAAATAAAATCATCAAGGCGAGCCACGTCACAATCGGCATGGCTCGCCTTTACGTCACATAAAAAAAACACAAATACGATGAATGAATTTGATATGCAATACTTGGCTGAATACGTCGCAGAAGTATCAAGCGAAATAGAAGCCACTGTTGAGGTTGCGGAATGGAATAATGCCTACCACATCACCATCAATGGCAGACACAAATACGCAAGCGCAAACCGTCACGAAATTGAGGCGTATCTCGCTGGATACAAGAACGCAATCAAGGATTTTAAGAACAACCAAATATGAGAACGATAGAATACAACAGCTTTGAAGAAGCCGTAGCCGCAATGGTGGAATTTCTGAAACAAGGTATACGATGCAAAGGCGTAGGCTGGACAACCCTGCAAGTCTGGGATGATTGATGGAAGAAGCCCTATTTACGACTTTGTGTAATAGGTCGTAAGAGATAGATACCGAAATGTTTTATGATGCGAAATAAGACTTAATTTAGCGTCATAAAACATCGCGGGTTGGAGCAGTTGGAAGCTCGCCAGTTTAACTTGCTGGAGGTCGTGGGTTCGAGTCCTACACCCGCCACAAATAAAAATCACTTTTACAAACTTAATCGATGAAGAAGTTAAAACTACAAATCAATGCAGCACACTTTCAGGAAATACTTGAAGGAAACGCAAAGGTAGAAGAACGTTTCGTCTACCCCAACAACGTAGACCGCTACGTGACTGAATCCGATAACCCGGATGGAACTGTTACCATCACTCCGATACCCTATGACTGCATTGAATTTTCATGTGGACGTAGTAAGAACGCACGAAAAATGACCGTCGCAGTCAAGGAAGCGCAATTCATCGTCTTGACAGACGAGAATGGCGAAGACATGACCTATGAAGAAAACGGAGTCGAATACGTGGTTTGCCAAGTATGGTACACACTTGGGAAAATATCAGATGTGGTTAATGCGTAGTGGTGTCAAGAAAAAAATAACCCCCTAAACATTATCTCACTATGCCCAGACAAACTACAACCCAGAGAAACATCGCCCGCGCCGTTGGCGCGCAGCGATACAATGGCGGTGGCCGCTACGGTAGCGGTGGCGGCGGTCGCTATGTAGGTGAACGCAGAAACGGAACGGCGACAAATAGCGGACGTCGCAATAGCCAACTTGGAACTCGCGAACAGAAACGCGCAGACCTCCGATACGCTTTTCGCGATGCTATTCGCGCTGCCGGCGGAACAACCGGCTAACCGCGAGTCGCATGAATAAGTTTGAAGAAACCATGCAAATAATTCGGAGTATCCGTCAAAAGACGGATACTGCCGTTTTATTTTATTCAGCCGGTGGAAAGGATGGCATCGCCTTGCTTGATATGCTTGCGCCGGTCTTTGAGAAAGTCATTTGCTATTACATGTGGCTTGTGCCGGGTCTTGACCATGTGAAGCCCTATCTGAAATGGGCGGTAACGAAATATCCCAACGTGGAAATAAGGCAGATTCAGCACTATCAACGCGACTACTACGACCGCTATGGATTTTTTCAGCTTGGCGAGGGCAATCCCGACATCAAGCCGCGCAAAGTCGGCGAGGTGGAAGAGATGGTGCGCCAAGAAACAGGTATCAAGTGGGCGTTCAGCGGAATGAAAGGCGTTGACGGCTACATGAAACGTATGCGTCTGCTGACGTTCAGAAAAAGAAACGGAACATACCTCACCGACAAGGGCATGGTCTACCCGTTGGCTGTCTGGACTAACAAGGAGGTGCTTCGCTACATTGAGATGCGGAATCTTATCAAGCCGTTTGTCTACAATCCCAAGGATGTAAGTCAAGGCTTCGGTGTGGATTTGCGCTCTTTACTTGTATTGCGACAACGATTCCCGCAGGACTACGAGCGCACCATCCGGGAATTTCCATTTTGTGAAAAACTTATCTTCGACTATGAGAACGGCATACTGCCGCATGGTCAGGAAAAGGAGGTGCTTGAAATCATCAAACGCATAGAAACCGAATCAGAAATCGAATTAGAGAATGAAGCCTAACAAGATAAAACAAGCGGAACAGCGCACCGTCAAGCGAAGCGAAATCAATTTCGCTTCATACAACCCCCGCACCATCAGCGACGATGCGCGTAAGAAGCTCAAGAAGAATTTGCAGTCAGTCGGCTTACTTGGCGGTGTCGTATGGAACGTGCGCACCGGCAATCTTGTATCCGGCCATCAAAAAGTCGCCATCATGGATGCCGTCAATCGTTACAACCCGGAAACGGGCGAGAACGATTATGAATTTCGTGTTGAGGTCGTAGACCTTGATTTGAAGACGGAAAAGGAGCAAAACCTCTTTATGAACAATAAGGCGGTGCAGGGTACATACGATGACGATATGCTGCGCTCCCTACTGTCGGAAATAGATTACACCAATGCCGGATTTGACGATGTTGATTTACAGCTTCTCGGTCTTGGCGATTTTGGCGACTACGACACCCTTAATCTGGGAATCGGCGACTTTGACACTGCCGGCGAATCGCAGAACGGCGACACAGGCACACCCCCCGGTCAGCCGGAAACAAAAGACTGGTCAAAGAACGATGTCGTTGGCGAGCGCGAAGACCTTGCCATACATGACGAAATGACAAAGGAAAGTGGCGAGAACCACAAACTTGACCGGTCGGCTGGCTTCTATGAAGATAGTGAGGCGAACCAGATTGCACGCCACAACGAGGTGCAGAAAATCAAAGACCGCATCGCAAGTCAGAATGATGTTGACAAGGATGGCGGTATGCTGTCCTATGTTGTCATCAGCTTCAAGACACCGAGCGAAAAAGTCCGTTTCATGGAATCATACGGCTTCGACCCGATGGCGAAATACATCAACGGTGAAGAGTTCCAGAATAAGATTGAGTTCGGCGAAGACGAGTAAAGTTTAATTCTTTTCTTTAATAATTGCTTGCGTAATTAAAGAATTTTGTTTATCTTTGCACTCTAAATAAGCGCTATTAAAAACATGAGTAATATAGAAAATAACAATAATTACTGGGCATTGCGATGCAAACTTAATGATGCACATAAATTTGTGACGCCGGAAGAAGTTGCGCGTTTTCGTAAGGATTACGCAGATGTTTTTAGGTCTTACAAAGACGAAAACGGCTTGCGGGTTTATACCGACGAAGAAGTCCAGTTTGAAGCATACGAATATTACGACGATAAGGAAATCGCTACATTTATTCACCAAGGTCAAACGCCAAAAGGGTTGGCCGATACTATGACGATGTAGAGTTAAGAGGCCTAAGTTTAAAAAAAGTTTCAACGAAGAGTTGAATCGTAAGTTGTCGGATGGTGGAATAAAACATCATCCCGATGGTTTATATCCTGCTGGGGTGGGTGAATTCCATAAAGCAATTAAAATTGCTAAAAGAAATAATGGTAATGGGTGGATGGTAGAGAAAAAGGGCAGGGGAAGTTATTCCGGGCTACGCCTCTTTATGTCTAAAGATAAGAAGATGGGATTTGCCTTAGATGGCGATAATATAGTGTCTGTCTTTAGCTGTAAGCCAAAAGGAAGTAATGCGATGGGTAAAATTATCCCATTTGCAGTAGCCATGGGTGGCAGAAGATTGGACTGTTTCGCAGGTGGTCTTCAAAATCTTTATGCCAAGTATGGTGCGCGTCCAACAGGAAAAACACATTTCGACGAGCGATATGCGCCTCCCGGGTGGGATGGAAAGTCTCATCATCCAATTGTAGCGATGAGATTGCCAAACTCCCTTGAAAAATTGATTAAGGCTTACAACCCAAGACAAAAAGTCAGCCTTAACGGGGTGCGGTATTATTCTTCGTATAATGACATGGAAAATTCAGCGAGAAAGCGTGGTGCAAGGAATAATATTAAACAAAGCTCTTAGAGGCGCACTTGGCGGTGGAAAATAACTAACCTACACAAATACGATTATGGCAAAGATTGACGAACTTATCCCATTCATCCTTTACTTTGAAGCCGGCGTAAACGCGAAGTGCATGAGCCTGCCCCCGGAGCAGATATTTGCACAGGCACGGAAGACCGGCTTTGCGAATGACCCTGACGATGCCGGCGGCGCAACGATGTGCGGCATCACGATTGAAACCTACAAGGCATATTGTCGGAAAAAAGGCTATCCCGTGCCGACGGTCGCAAGACTGAAAACTATCAGTTATGAGCAGTGGCGCGACGTGCTGAAAACGCTTTACTGGGATAGATGGAAAGCCGACGAAATCAGCAGCCAAGCCATCGCGAACAATCTCGTTGATTGGGTATGGGCGAGCGGTGTTCACGGCATCAAGATACCGCAGCGCATACTGGGCGTAACGCAAGACGGAATTGTCGGCCCGAAAACGCTGGCGGCTGTCAATGCGGCAAACGAGGCGCAGTTGTTCACGGCTATCCACGAAGCCCGTATCAGTTTTGTTGACGGCATCGTGCGCAGAAAGCCGAGTCAGAAGAAATTCATCAAAGGCTGGAAACGGCGCATCAACGCTATCACCTTATCCGGTCTGAAATTCACTTAACCCTATAAACGAAGAAAGGAGGTCACAATGAAATCACGCAAATCATGCGGCGGCAAGAAGAAGCCCGGCAAGGGTGGTAAATGCTGACAACGAAACGAAGATAAAGGTCAGTCGGAAAATTACACAATCCCCGGCTGACCATAAACCCTTAAAAAGCAAAGCAGAGTTAGACGCAGGAAAACAAGAGAACAAATAGAAGCCCAAGCATCGCGCCTCAGTGAAGCTAATTGGCGCAGGCGTAATGTGTGGGAAAGCGGCACCGCATCCCGTAGGGCAAAAGAGTCACGCGACCGATTGATAGATAAAGCCGAGAAGCGTGCTTTAGTTCAAAACGGATTAAGAATGGCGACCGGGGGGGGCAAATAGCACACTCCGTTCAAGGATATGCGTGTTAGAGAAGCGGTCATCTCGCCGTCATCAGACGGAAATCGCAAGTTCGACTCTTGCACACGCAGCATAGAAAAATAACGGAATTTCATTATCACGACAATGCCGAAGAAGCGAATTAGCAACAAGACACCGCGCAAGCCCAAGGCAACACCCTCGTTTGACTACGAGAGTGAGGAATTTCTGTCGCGCATTGATGCACTTGCTTTTGAGGGCTTTTACAATACGGAAATCGCTGACGAATTGAACATTAGCCGATACGAATTGGAAATGGCGATAAGTCAGTGCGAAAAATTGCGCAACACGATAGCGTCTGCCCGCGAGCGTGCGCGTGCGCAAGGCGCGGAAATGCCATCACCCGCTATGTTCGCAAAGGTCTGGGCTGAATGTAACGGAAAGCGCACCCTACTGATGAAAAAGTTCGGAATTGGCTGGACTAAACTGCAATCGTGGTTGGCGCAAGAGCCGATATTCGTAGATATAATGGCGGAACGCGACCTTGAATTTCTTGAGCAGATTGATGTCGCCAGCCGCATCCTTGCATTGGGCGGTGTGAAAGGAAAGGACAACTTTGCGGGATGGAGTCGCTACCCCGACAGTTGGATGATGCGCTATCATCTGAATACACTCGGAAGACGATACGGCTATGGCGAGAATCCTATCCAACAGGAAGCCGAAGACACCGACATTCCGAAGAATATTGAACAAGGAATCGATATTGAAAGCTGGATTAAGCAGGAAGTGGAACAAAAGAAGCGTGATACGGAACAATGATAATCAACCATGAGATATATTACCCCCTTTATACCGACAAGGAGCATTTCATCATCCTTGTTACGGGCGGTCGTGGCTCTGGTAAATCATTCGGAATCGGCGGCTTCATAGAACGCCTATCGTTTGAATTGAAGCGCAAAGGCTATTCCAATTCAGACACCGATAAGATAGTCCACAACGTACTTTACACGCGCTACACGATGACGAGTGCCAGCATTTCCGTTATCCCCGAGTTCTTGGAAAAGATAGACCTTGACGGCACGGGCAGGTATTTCCGCACAACGAAATCGGATATTGTCAACAAGATGACCGGCAGCCGCATCATGTTCCGCGGCATCAAGACATCATCGGGCAATCAAACCGCCAAGCTGAAATCAATTCATGGCATCACAACCTTTGTATGCGACGAAGCGGAAGAATGGACTTCTGACCGCGAGTTTGAAACAATCGCCTTTTCCATCCGTCAGCCGGGTATCCAAAATAGGATTATCATCATAATGAACCCGACCGACAGTAATCATTTCATCTATCAGAAATACATCAAGGATACGCACCGGATTGAGTATTTTGACGGATTCCCCGTGCAGATTTCCACGCATCCGCAAGTGCTTCACATCCACACTACATATCTTGACAACAAAGCCAATCTATCGGAAGAGTTCATCAAGTCTGCACAGGAGATGAAAGAGCGCGACCCGGAACGGTACGCCCACATCTTCATGGGCAGATGGGCAGACGTAGCCGAGGGTGCGGTCTTCAAGAAATGGGGCATCGTCAAAGAATTTCCGAAAAACTGCAAACGTGTGGCCCGCGGTCTTGACTTTGGATATACCAACGATGTCAGCGCGTGCGTGAAATGCGGCATCATCGGAAACGACCTTTACATCGACGAACAATTCTTCAAGTCCGGGATGCTTTCTTCCGAGCTGATAAAAGCACTGCGCGAAGATGATTCTTTCGTCTACGCCGACAGTGCCGACCCGCGACTGATTGACGAAATCGCCCTCGGTGGCGTAATCATCTACCCGGTTGCGAAGCCAGCCGGAAGCATCATCGCCGGCATAGAAAAGATGAAATCGTTTGACAACATCTTCATCACGGAACGCTCGCTGAATGTTCAGGACGAGTTCAGAAATTATGTGTGGGCGAAAGACAAAGATGGTAACTACATCAACGTGCCGGAAGACAGATTCAACCACTGCTTTACAGGCGATACACTAATCATGACAACAAAGGGACAAATACCCATCTCGGAAATAACCACAAATGACTATGTGCTAACATCAAATGGTTGTAAAAGAGTAGAAAACACATTTAATAATGGACTCAAGAAGATATTGCATATTCGGTTGATTTTTGCTAATTTTGTAGTTGAGTTAAAAGGGACACCAGACCATAAAATAAAGACAGTTGATGGATGGAAACAACTACAAGAATTGACAAAAGGGGATGTGCTATACTTGTGCAAACCTTTAATGGAAAGGAGTACTCGCTCTATCCCGGAGAAAGATACTTCTCGCGAGGATGTAAGCGATTACACCGCGTCGTCTGGGAGTATTATTACGGTGCAATCCCCAAAGGGTGTCACATCCACCACAAAGACGGTGATACCCACAATAACGAAATCGGAAACCTCGAAATCGTGGAGTGTAAAAAACACCTATCGCTACATGCTGAAGAGCACAACGACAATCCTGAAATGCTTGCCGAGCTGCGTGATAGAATGGATTATGCCAGAGGGTATGCAAATAAATGGCATCGTTCAGAAGAAGGCATCGAATGGCATAGAAAACACGGCAAAGAGGTGGCAGAGAATCTTGAGCCGATTGAATTTACGTGCCAATGGTGTGGAAAGAAGTTTATGTCCAAGCCATGTGGAGCTAACAAATTCTGCTCAAACGGATGTAAAACGAAGTTCAGATACCATTCCGGTATTGACAACGAAACAAGAATTTGCAAGCAATGCGGCAAAGAGTTTGTCGCAAACAAATACTCACGAACTTACTATTGCTCCCGGCGATGCTCGGGATTGCATAGCGCAGCCGTGCGTCCTGAAAGGGATAGAGATAGTAGCGGAAAATACCGCTAAAGTATACGACATACAGGTTGCTGACATACACGAATATTTTGCAAATGGAATACTCGTGCATAATTGTGTCGATGCCTCTCGCTACTATGTCTTGGGCTGCATCCTTGGCAAAATACTCAAGCCGAAGAATGTAAAGAAATCTGATTTAGGAATATTCTAACACTACCAGATATGACAAACTATTTACAGCAACTCTTAACTTACTTCCGAAACCTTACGCTGAATAGCGTTGGGGTTAATCGCACACTTTATCAGTTACTTCAAGACAAGGACATCAACCGCGCCCTTGAAATGATGGAAAACCACGATGACGAGGTTGACCAAGCTATCAAGGAGTACAATCCGCAGACCCATGATGTTATGAAACGCCCTAACAAATTCCGAAAAGGCGAAGACCCATACATCACGGAAAAGCTACCGCGCACCCGCGCCCGCTACATCAACGAAATTGAGCTTTTCTTTCTCCTCGGCAATCCTATTGAATGGAAGAAAGAAGAGGGCGACGATGACGGCTACACGCTTTACACGGATTTCTTGAAAGACCAGTATTTCAACTCGCGCATTAGACAGGCGAAACGCCTCGCCGGGTCGGAAACCGAATCAGCCCTTATCTGCCACATCTATCGCGACGATGATACCGGCGAGCGCAAAATTAAGATGAATGTCTTGGCGCGTTCCACCGGCTATCGTCTGCGTCCATTGTTCGATACGATTGGAAACCTTGCCGCCTTTGCCTACGGATACGTCACAAAAGAGGGCGGTCGCAGTGTTCAACACTGGGATTTCCAAACGTCAAAGATTTTGGCTTTCTGCAAAAAGTCCTCTATCGGCTGGGAGGTGGAAATATACCCCAATCCCACAAACAAAATCAACGTCATCTATTTCCGTCAGCCGAAAGCATGGGATGGCGCGGAACAGCGCATCAACCGTGAGGAGATGCTTGACAGCAAAACCGGTGACACCAACAATTACTTCTCAGACCCCATCGCCGCCGCTTCCGCAGATGTCATTCAGTCTATGGTTGACCCCGCGAAACCCGGCAAGCTGATTCAGTTGACTGGCGAAAAGTCGCGGTTTGAATACATCAATCCGCCGCAGTCTTCGCAGACCCGCGAATCGGAACAATCCAACCTTGAAAGGAGTATCCTTTTTGACACCTACACACCCAACTTTGATACCGAGGCTATGAAAGGCTTCGGAACATTATCCGGCGTGGCTATCCGCAACGCTTTCATCCTTGGCTACATAAAGCGTGACAACCGCAAGGAAATCTACGAAGAGCTTATCGGTCGCTTCCGCAACATCGTTATCGGAATACTCATCTTTGAGCATCCTGACAAAAGGGCGGCTCTTGAGTCACTCAAAATCAAGTTTGAATTTGCGGAACCGTTCACTGCCGATAAACAAGCCAAATGGCAATCCATCGCCCAGTTGTTCCAAGCCGGTCTTGTTTCACTTGAAACCGCAGTAACAATGCTGTCGCTGACCGATGCGCCGGAAGAAGAAATCAACCGCCTGTTGAAAGCTGCAGAGCAGAAGCAAGAGCAGGATGCGCCAGCTTCCGAACCGGCAAAACAAGAACCGGCGATGCCTCTCGTTAGCGTTCCGCGCAACCCCATCTCCGCATAAATCTGCCATTGTTTCATATCTGGATGCGCCACGCTCTGTGTTAAGGGTGTGGCGCATTGTTTATGTAGACATCGCACTATCAGCCAATTAAAGTATTTACTTATATTAACAATAGTTAAAAATAACAATATGCTTTAATTTTTTGGCTTAAAAATTTGGTAGATTAAAGCAAAAGCTATAACTTTGCATCGTAATCAAAAACAAACCCAATAAGTAATAAGATATGAAACGTTACAAAGTAAACAAGGTTGAAAACGGCAAGCAGACAACACTCGCCAGCTTCAACACCGCAAATGAAGCAATCGACTATGCTACTGCATGGTCAAACGAGATGGTCAAGGCAGCCAAGCTCAAGCCGGCAGAACTTGACGAACTGCGCAAGACCATAACCCGCGAGGTTACAACGCTCAAAATTTTCTGACCCGGATATGGATATACAACACTTGCGGAAGCCCCACTTTCGCAAGCTATTGTTTCTTCATTATCGACATACGCAACCGGGCAAGAGAATAAACAAGCGTAAAACGCCCCAGATTTAGCGTCTGACGGCTTTTGCGACCCCAAAATGATAAGACGTACCACTCGCACGTCAAACGCCGTTAAAAACGTCTTTGTCGCATTAATATGGCTATTCTATATTGCCGACCATAATAGCCGGCGCATTGTCAAACAAAAAAAGATTGATGAAGCATGACATTACAGGAGTTTCAGCAGCAATCCATCACCCATATCAACAGGGGATGGAACGGTGAACGAGCCGCACGTCTTCTTGCCAAATTTAACGACAAGAAAGAGTGCGTGAGGATATTCAACCGGTGCAAACTTATCGCATATCGGAATTGCATCTCTATTGGCGATGCCCGGCATCACTTGATTAGCCACGGCAAGGTATAGGCGGCAGCAAACAAAGATGGCAAAAATGACGTTATAATAATATTCTTATTATTCTTATCATTCTTATCATTCTTTTAATATATTATATTCTTTATTCTTGTTTATGGCTGAAAAAGTGTTTTTGCGAAAATTAAGCCTATTGCAAAAGATTGAATGATAAGGCGTTACAAAGGAATTTTGTTGGCGGTTTGATGTTTGCTTGATGGCGATTTGCTGGTTGTCATTATTAAGTAGTCATAGTCTAACACACTGAAAGCAAATAAATTCGGCACTGCATTTTGTTGGTTGTTGTTGCCGATTTACTTAATCACTTTTATTAAGTAAAATCGTACAAAAATGGCGAAAAATAGCCCTTGATGGTTGTCTGATGTTTGCTTGATGTTTGTTTGTTGGTTGTTGGCTGGTTGTAAATTTTACAAAGTGCGACCTAAACGATTTAATTTCAGTGTATTGTGTTGGCGTTTTGTTGGTTGTAACAAAAAATCCACCGAAGTAGCGCAACGATGGATTAATAGGAAGCCGGGTAAGGATGATTGACCTATGGTTGGACGTTTCCAAGAACGAAAACCGTCATGTCGCAGTCCTTCCTTGTGGCGATATACCCTCCTTTGGCGAGTTTTTCAAATGATGATTCCACATCCGTGGCATCTATTCCGAGCGTTTTTGATACCATCTCTATCGTAATGCAGAAAGGCGCATCCGATGCTGATTTAATGCCGTTCCGCAGATAGCAGTAGATGGCTATGTCGTTGTTATTCAATGGTTCATTTACGGCTGGTAATACCTTGCTGTTGGCAAGTTCCTCTTTCAGACTCTCCGCTATCCCTCGTGTTCGTCTGAAAGTTTCCGACAATGATTCCGGCGACCATTCCGCTTGCTTGCGTTCAAGCTCCATCCATCGCAGTATAAGTCGTGCGCGGGCTTCGTCGTTAAACTTGGTGGCGATGTAGAGGCACTCTTCCTTTGTCAGATTGTAGCACGGCAGGACGCGCCCGGTTGCGTCGATATATTCACTGAGCCGAAATTTTGACCCAGTGACTTTAACCCATGCCATTTCCATCTTTCGGATAGCTTCAAGGACATGACGATGTTGCTTGTTGGCGATTTCCGCTATCTGGAGCGAGGTCATTGTGGGTTGGTGAATAGGTGGATTCATATTGTTTTCGTTTTAGTTGATTTCAAATTCATCATCGTAAAGGTCGATGGTCGCGCCGCTGCTGAATTGGATTGTGAAGCGGTATCCGTTGCGTCCTACGATTGTTCCGCGATGGTATCCACGCCACGGCTTCTTTAACTCTACTTGTTTTCCGTATTCCGGGAAATCTATATCTTCTTCGTACATTATTATGGGTGTTGTGGGCGACCCGGCTTGACGAGCCGCCCGTTTTGACTTTTTATGCTATTACGGATGATTCAATCAGCTCGGTGTCGATGGCTGCGAAAGGTATGTCAACCTCGTTGCCGTCTTCATCGCACGTCCACACACGATAGCTGAATATGTCGAGAGTGGGTTTGTTCTGGGCGTAGACCGACACAACAATGTCGTTTCCGACCTCTATGGCGAGGTTGAAATATCCGTGAACCACCGGATTGAGTGCGGCTACTGCTGCGGCCACGGCAAGGGATGCTGTCTTTGAATCGAATTTGAATGATTGCATAGTCTTTGGTTTTATTGGGTTGATGATTATATCATTTTTACAAGGTTGCACTTTTTGAACGAGCGGTATTCCTGTTTGTCGGTATCGAAATACACTTGCACGGTTTCATTGGCTTTGCGACCCTTACCCTGTGTTTCAGGGAGGCGGTGTGGGTCAAGTGTGCCAAATGCCTGTCTGAGCGTCCCGTCTATTTTCTGATAGAAAAACTGAATGATGCCGCCACGCATGGCCTTTGTAAGTTTGGCGTTAAGCCATGCCGCCTTGAGGGCTTCGGCCATAGTGTAGCCGTTTCTCTTAACAAACATCCATGCGGTCTGCATAATGTTTCTAAGGGTTGATTTTCTTTCGTTGCTCATATCGATTGTTGTTATTGGGTTTAGAATATGTGATTGCCAGCAAATTCAGGTACTGCATCAAAACCGGCGATGTCGATGCCCTCATCAAGTATGAAAGAAGCGATGTTGTCAATGCTACTGTTGGCGTAAAGAATCGCCTCGTCGCGCTTGCGTACTACCTGATAGTAGGTCTTGCCGTAATCGCTGACCATCTCAATCTTATAGGGGTTGTTTCTTTTGTTCATATCTTTGTTGTTTGATTTGATGTTGCAAAGGTAAATCAAATAAATGTATCTTAGAAACAAAAATAAATCTTTAACATTTGTTTAACACTCGCGAAGTACATTTATTTGGTGGATTAAATTATTCTCTTTAACTTTGTGCCGCATAATTAAAGTAATCACCAGAAATGACGATACGACTAAAAGAAGTAATGAAAGAGAAAGGTGTTACAGGGCGCGAATTAGCGACTCGGCTTAATACGACACCTCAGTACATAAGCAACATTACAAGTGGGCGACAAAATCTGTCGCTTAACGGAATAGATGAAGTTGCAAAAGCATTGGGTGTTGAACCGTGGGAATTGCTTGTTTCTCGCGAGCAGCTCGCCAATTACAAATCCGATAGTCTTATGACGCAATGTCCCCATTGCGGAAAGCCAATAACAATCAAAACTACAATAGAATGAAACATTTACTTAAACCAGCAATCATCCTT